GAAGTTTTATATTCCAATTTGAATTTGCATTTGTTAACTGTCGTTGAATTTGTGCGTATGATACCTTACTAAATCTAAAGGGCCAGTATAGATGATCGTCTATACCTAATTGTTCAATCAATTTTTGAAGAACTGGATCTGCTGCTTTTCTAGACATTGCTAGGCTCTCGCATTACAGCAGTAGCCAATTCACTCAGTTTGAAAGAGAAGTCCATTGCCTCCGGCATCTCATGTACTACAGGATTAAAGACTAGAAAATCATTACGTTGCATAGCTCTCATGTCACACATCCCATAATGAGCACATCTGGAGGAAAAAGACCAACAACTATTTCCATTTTTTGGAAAGAATTGAAGTTTTCGGAAAGTTCCAATAGCTGCGTGGTCCAGAAGTCTAGACTGGAGCCATTCAAGCCGTTGAGTTCTATTCTTCGTGAATACAAAGGGGTTCCAAGTACGTTGCGTACTAGAATATGCAAGGTAGAGAACCTCGTAAGTTTGCCCCAATTCTTCAGACTCTGCAATTCTATCAACAATGAGAGAATATCCGAGCGCTTGCCCGGAATTCCCATATTGGGCTTCATCAATGGTACGTATTGCTGTTGTCTTGAATTCGAGCACCATAAGTCGCTTGGTAATTTTGTTTCTGAGAACAATGTCAATGTGACCTGCATGATAGTATCCGTTTTCAAAATCAATCCAAAAGGTTAATTCACTAGCAGGTTTACCGTTAAAGAATGCTATTTCCCACTGATCCGCGTAACCTGCTTCCCAAAACTGTATAAATTTTTCAACTGCAAGTGTAGCAAGTATAGAGTTTTTACCTTTTTTAGGAGCGTCAGCATCGAGGTCTATATTCCACGCTAGCAACGATGCCAATAGTGCTTGAGATTTGGAATTAGTAGCTAAATATGCTTGAACACCAGCTCCAACAGAATGACCAAAGACAAAATCTATGTTGAAGATTCCTTCAGGAGTTTGGTGGCTAGGAGACTTCGATACTTGGAACATCCGGGCGCATTTGTGCAGCACATCGGACTGAGAATTGGATGTTACGTTGATGTAGATGTAAGCATCACGATAATTTTTCTTGCTTGTTTTGGATGCTTGAATAGCAGCAAAGTTTGGAGCCGAGTCAATAGCTCCAATCTCTGACATTGGCTCCCCATTTTCGAGTCCTAGTTCAGATTCTAGGAAGTCGTCTGCTGAGAGCGCCATGTCTTTAACCAAAAGAATTCTAACGCTAGGAGAGCTTCACACCAACGATGAGAGATGTGGAGAAATTTTGTAAACTCCTGTATTTCATACTGCCCTATAGTTTGTTCTGAATATATCTTTTTGCAGATGGGACAACCTTCACGTAACCTACCAGACATTGTTTGACCAAATGGGCCGTAAGTATTTAAGCAAGTCATGCAGATATCTGGTGCAGATATAGCAGGACAATGATCTTGAAGTTTAAGATCGCGCTCATACTCTGGAGGCAATAAAAATGCTGCCCACAACTTTGCATTCTTCATGTAGTTTATATACATAAAATGCTTGTGAGCTAAGTATCCATGAAAAAAGAGCCGTATTGCTACCTCGTGATTAGAGATCATCAGCGGTAACTCCGCCTTTAATCTTTGTGCTCCCCTTAGTCTTAGCAGTTTCAGCAGCTAGCAGTACACCTAACTTTTTCTGCTGCCCTTCAAGAATAATGGATATTTGATCTTCAGTAAGTAAATGGCTGAGTTCTTCAAACTGAATGAGATACTTATGAACCTCCTTAAGATGCACAGGCATCATGGGATCAGCAGTAAGGAGAGACTTTTCCAAAGCATCAAGCTTAGGGAGAAGCTCTAGGAGTTTTGGGTGCTGCTGGGGTATACTTGTCTCAGGCGTACTTGACACGGCCCTACTCCTTTAGTTTCTGGTTGCTGTTTAAGTGCTTCAATTGCATTAATTCCACAATGGATACATACAGGATAATATCCTCTCCATTGGTGAGGAAAATTTGGATGTGTAGGAAGTACTGCTTCACTCATGGGTTTACCTCTCCCCTTCTTTTCCGTAGTTCTTTAAGAAAGACTTTACAAACTACATCTGTTCTTAATTCATCATTCTTTGTTATAGGAACAACAGTTAGCACACCACCAAGCTTGTCATTCATGCGTTCCATAAACTCTACCATATCAAAGGCCATATACCACCCTACTTGTGCCCAGAGGTTTGGTATTTTGGAATCTATGGAAGCCCAATGCATGACAAGTTCTTTCCTGAGTTCGTTGTAGGACTCAGGAAACATGAAAACTTTGGATGGATCGAGGGGCACAGGCTAATCGTCTGAATGTGTAAGAGTCTTGACGTTAGCTTGTTCAATCGTTTGTGCAGTAAGATCAGTTGCTACTTCTTTGGAGATAGTAACAATACTGTCTGCACAAACTTTGAGAATTTCTTGAATATGTTTATCTGTGAGAATAAGGGAAACTTCTCCGGTAGGATTTTTGAATTTGATACTACCAGCCAGTCTGCCTTCGTTTGGCCCCCAACGATTGCGTTCGATTTCAAGTTTTTCAAGGATCATGGCTACAAGTTCTCCGAAGGAATGAAACTTACGAGTTTGAATTCTACTTCGCCTTTGTCGCGTCTCCGAACTATCTCTAGTTTCCCGTATGCCGGAAGTTCAAGTGCTCGGCGCGGCGCAACTTCTCTAGCTTTCTCTTTCTTTACAGCTTGAACAAGTGTAGTCATTTTTTCAGGACGACACTTTATAAGCACCTTACGATGCTTCTTGATGGCTGACCAGATAGATGCATAGCGTCTAGCCATGTCTACCTACTCGCCACCAAAATTTAATGTTTGACCACCAATTTTGCCAATAATAAGGCATACAATCTGGTGCTCCACAATAATCCCATTCTCCTGCTACAGCTCCAGGACAATTGTTACAAGGTTTACGCAGCATTGAATTAATACGCTGCATCAAATTAAATGGGATACTCATTTAGTGTGTCCATCCTTTACAATGCATTTCTTCATGCCACTTCATATACTCAGTGAAGCCAATAGGGAGATAAATATCACACTGAACATATGGAGAAGCAACCCAAGCACAAGCGAGATTTTTAGAAGTCATACAGAAAGATGCCATACGATCTTTAGGAATGATGTGGTATACCCAAGCTTCCTTGTTTACTTCCCTACGAGATTTTACCCAACTTACGTTGTGTTGATCTCGCATAGTTTCTGGGATAGCGCAAGAAACGAGGAGGAGAACTACGAGGGGAGCTAGCTTATGCACTTGGCTGCTCCACAATCTCAAATTCTCTGGCTACTTGGTTGGTTTTACGGCGTTGGATATGAAACGTAGAATGCCCAGTAGCAACATCAAACTGAGCACAAACAGAAAGAATGCTAGTCCCATCATCAAATCCAATGTCCTCAAGCACACTCTTATGACGAGAGTAAAGCTTGACCAAACGAATGCGAAGAGCATCATGGGATTTGAAGTCTCCAGTCTTGATGACTAGATGTTTTTCCTCAACCAGACGGTTGAAGATTTCAGAGATACGAGCCACGAGAAACTAGCCTTGCTTCTTAACTAGCTGGCGAATACGGCGTTGGCGTTCTCGTACTCCATTAGGCTTGTAAGTTACGCCAGCACAACGCATTGCGCGCGACTTCATGGTGATGCCAAAGTTAGCAAGGACAGTCATTTGTCGTACTAGTTCTTGCTTGAGCATATGTGCAGAATGAGATTGCATAGCAAAGACATTCTGCTTGTGCTCTGGAGTAGTGTGTACAGGTGCAGAAGGTTGCACATTATTTTGCATTGGCTTAGGCTTGTCCATCTTTTTTCCTCTACGGGGTATTGTGGATGCTATACACAAGACTGTATAAATCTTGCGATGGTGTTCAAGCCGGTTACTCGGAATCTCCGGCGCACTATAAGGAAGAGCCTGTCTATTACCTACAGGACTATCATCTTCCTTTTCCACTGATGGATTGAGCATGAGCTTTTGGCTTGCCTTTATCAGTTGTGCAGAATAGTAGTCGTAATTAACGCTCGTCAGATTAACATTTCCATCGATTGTCGTTAGCATGGAACATTTCCCGCCGTTCACTAACTACTCAAAGAGACTCTGCTTTCATTATTGATGGACTTAACTTCACCATCCCAGAGTCTCTTTGAGTAGAACCTCACAGCACGTTACTGCAAGGTTTGGCCTCTACTCAGTCGGTTACTGTGGTTCCGACGCTCTTTGTATAATGCCACAACACTAGTTAGCTAAACCAGCGAAAGAGCCGCCCTACTTTAGATATTACGCTGATACTGCGAATTGGAGAAACTAGGCAACTCCGCATCGCAGTTTCGCTGGAATTGATAGTATTTTGACTATCTCACCAGTTCATCAGTCAGCTTGGGCGTCTATCCGCCCTGTCTTAAGTCTTTCGACCTTCCTACCATTTAGTAGGAGTCAGCTTATAGTCCAAGCAGGCCAGCCTCAAATTATAAAATATTAACTACTTCCTCTAATTATGGGAGTATTTATCCTTTGTTATGGCTCTATACAGGCGCCATACTCCCCCATCAAAACTTACAGAGCTTCAGCAAGAACCTTTTCTTCTTCTTGCATCAGCGAAGCAGCACGGCCTTTCAGGTACTCGTAAACCGTTTGGTTGTCATCCATGCTGCCAGTGTTCGCAGCCCACACATCCAGCATCTCAGCAAGAACAGCCAGTGCTTTCTTGTCATTTCTGCACTGGGCATACTTGCTCTTGAAAAGCTTGATGTGTTTCTCGATGCGGTCGGCGTCTTTCTGCGTAACTCCCGGCATGATGGCGCGATAGTCGGCAGAGAAATCATCCCAATCTTCGTCCGAAATTCCAAGACCTTTACGAACTGCCTTAGGAATGTTGGCGATGATTGACCAAGAAGCTTGATTCAGGTCAATCATTTCAGGCTTGATTTCCTGACCATCAGGAAGCTTGGCGCGGACTTCGTTGATAAGGCTGCGAACGCGATCAATGACAATATCCGCAGCAGCATCAAGCAGCAAGTCCAGTTCTTTTCCACCAGCTTTCACGATTTCCAGAATCCCCTCTGCATTCGGACGACCAACAGCAACTTTGATCGAGGGGAGTTTCTTGCCTTCACCAATTACTTCATTTGCTTGATTGCGAATCTTTTCCTTTTTGAAGTGGAAGGCAACTTCTTTTGCTTCAGTAGGAATTGGGAGAACAGTTACAGGGTCCATAAATTTTTGATGTCATCCTTGTTAAGAGGGTTTAGTTTCCCCGGAAAAGTGAAACTCTTGCCCGGTCAATCACTATACCACGGTTCAGGCGCAGCGCGCGGGGGGCGGGGTACAGTTAATTAGGAACGATGATCTTTCCTTCTTCATCTTTTCTTTCTTCTTCCTTGATACCGAAGTAGAAGAAACGAACGATAGGAAGAACCTTCGTAGCTACTACATCGTAAACTTGCATGACTTTGGATGCATCCAAAACAGGATCAGGAAACTGGCATGCTACGATTAAATTCAACGTGAGTTCATTGACACATTGGCGCATTGTAGCGCGTATATCCATCTTCTTATCGTTAGCATTGTCTCCAACGACAAGTAGTTTGGTAGCAAGCAGGTTTGTAGAAATGAAAAGTTGGACTACTGTAGGAGTAGTCTCAAATTGCTTTGCTACTTCGTGGCATACAATGTCAAGTCTAACCTTCATTTGTGGATTCATGTTTCTCCTTTCTATCAAGTTTGTAGATAAACCAGTATCCTTTGTAAAGTACAGAGAGTTCTATCGGCGGCCCTGCTTTGCATTCATAGGTGCCAATGAATTCTCCATCTTCTTCACAAAATGTATCTCCTTCGCCAAGATCACGAGTCTCTAAATCTACTTCGACTTCTGTAGCTACAGGCTCAGTCATTGTTTGCTACTCCTTTTGGAGTTCTGTCCAGCCAACGTCTGCTACAGGAAACACAAATGCGCCACGAAATACAGGCCAAAAACGCGGCTCACTGTTCATTTTACACCTCGTCATAAGAGTTAGATTGGTAATCATTTGCTTTCAGCATTAGTTAAAGGTTCGTATTTATTTTCGTATTCTTCTTGCCTACCTTTGAAATACTCCGCTTTCTCCGCAAGTGTATCCCCCTTGATTCTAGGAGATTTTGCAGCTTTCCACAAAGTTCCGCGTTTTCCTGCTCTGTCAGGCTCACAAATAATGTAGAGTTCTTCACGCGCTCTTGTAATAGCGGTATAAAGCAACTCTCTATTCCACATGACAACGTGAGATTGATGGGTGAGGAAGAAAACACGTTTCCATTCACTGCCTTGAGACTTATGCACTGTAAGCGCATATGCAAATTGCGTGGCATTGATTTCTCCCGCAGTTGAGATAGTTTCTTCTACTCCAGAATCAAGCAATTCAACTAAAATGCAGTGTGATGCTTCTTGCTTCTTATCATCTTCCTTGTCATCAGGAGCGAGAGTATAAGAATCAAGCATAGCATCTACATCTGAATTATCCATTGATTGCTCTACTTTCTTTCTGTACTGCCCCCACCTATCAAGGTCAACAGAGGCAGTAAGTGGATGCTTTCCTCCCCAGTATTTTGAATTCTTAGTGATAGATTTAACGATAGCATCTTCCCTTCCAACGAGCAGCCTATCTCCAACTGCGAGATAATGCTTTTCGTATCCAGCAATAACTTCAAATACTTCTGCGTGTCTCTTATCCCCGAGTGCCTGAGCAACAATGCGGTTAAACTCATTAGTTCCGAAGGCTGTATTTTTGGTTTTCTCTTGCGGACAGAGAATAATATCTTCTTCTTCATTGTAATCTCCCTCGGAGACTAACTTCTTGAGAAACGCACTTGCAGTCAATGCAGCATCAAAATCTGAGAGAGGTTTCTTCCACGGGCGCAGGGTTACTGTTCCTTGCTCAGTAACTACTTTCTCATTGGTAAGAGAGAGAGCAATATCTTCCCCGTTCTTCATGCGATGGGCAAGAGCAATAATTGGAGATTTCTGCGCCTGACGGTAGATTTTGGTAAGTTCAATGGTAGGCAAGGATAGAAGCTTAAACCCGAGAATAGCTTGCCCGTATACAGGAGGCAACTGGTGAAGATCACCAACAAAAATAAACTGTACACGAGATACGTTAGGCAATGCTTCAAGAAGCTTTTGAAAAAGATCAGTGCTCACCATACTGCTCTCATCAATGATGATACACTTTACTTCATCAGGAAGCCTATTATCTTTATTCTTCATAGGCTCGAATCGCATTGTTTTCTTATACTTTTGCGATTCATTATCCCAAACCTCGTAGAATACAGGTTCATACTCCAACAGTTTGTGAAGTGTGATGCAGTGTTTTTTCATATCTTCACTTACTACCTTGCGCATATTTCTAACTGCTCTGCGTGTGAAGGATGTAAGTACAATGCCGGGGACACCTTGCACTAAGTATTTAGTGCTGGATTGCAAAGGGGATACTACTTCGTCAACGATGAGGCGACGCACAATTTCACGCTCAGCAGTAGTTTTTCCAGTGCCTGCTGCGCCAATAAGGTTAAAGCTTTTGCCTGTTACTGCAAAATCTATGGCGCGTTGCTGTTCCACATTCCATTCAAACGCATCAGGATTTGCAGCTTGGACAGCTTGTTCAACTATCTGGTCTGCGGAAAGAGCGTGAGGAATTGGGATGGTAGTAGGGGCAGAAGTAGCAGCAATAGCTACTTGCTTTCTCTGCTCCTCCTTTTTCTTAGCTTCTTCAATAAGAAGCAAAAGACGATCTTTTGAGAGATCAGCCATGAGGGTATTTCCTTTCTAGCCAGTCAGCAAGCCACGCCATGCCAGCAAGTGCAAACATCAATACTGACAAGGCAAGGAGAAGAATGAAGTAGTTATCCACGTTTGTTTTCTTTCTAACAAAAAATACAGGACGGAGGGAGTCGCCATTTTCCTTTATCCTTTAATTTTTGACATCTTGGACAGATTTTAGTCCAAAAAGGGCGTCTGGAAAATACTGTTTCTCCGAGTTTAGGAAAGCTCACAAATCCTCCGCAGAAATCTTACGATTTTTTTCCTGTACGCTGGAAGCTGGTTGTTCTGCTCTGTTGCCAAGCTTCCACCGCGCCATAGTGACGAGATATTCCGCCTTCGTGGAGAAGTCACTTTGTTTCGGCTCTGGAGTACCTTTGTGAGCACTGAACATATCAGTGTTGATAATTATCTCAAAAGTATCGTAATAGATTTGATGCCAATTCATGAGTTGCTTTGTACGCTTCATAACTTCGAAGCTTACGCTATTACCAAGCTCGCAGTATTGGATGATGAGATCCTCAAGAGCTTCAATATCTTCAGCAGTCCAAACATTGATCTGGTCTTCTGAAGTAAAGAAAAGTTGCTGAAGATCAGAATTACTCTCTAGTACGGAACCGGGAACTTGAGTTGTTATCCAGTTCCACAAACGGCGCAAGCTGATGTCTTGGTACATGGCGCGCTTGATGTTACGCATTGCGAGCGCCTGTGCCTGAGATTTAGCCTTCTTCTGTCCTTCACGTACCAGATTTTCCCACTCATCCCGCACAGATTCGCAAGCTGCAATCCAAGCTAAGACATTACCAAAGGGGTTCTTTTCATCCTCACCAACTGCACCTTTCCAAACATGGAGTCTTGGAAATTGAAGGCGCGTAGTTCCTTGGTCGTTTTTCCAGCTGAGTAATTCAATGAGTCTAGGGAAGTGTATCTCTACTACTTTAGGAGAAGGGAGAGCTGCAATGTCTTGACGTATGCAACCAGAAGAATGCAGCATAGCCAAAAACATGAGTTGTTTCTCACGCATTGGATATTGGCGTGTTCCTGTTTTCTCCAAGTTCCAGCAAGCTGTGGCGCGGTGAAGCAGCGTACCAAGTGACCAACTGAAGATTGGGTGAAGGAAAGCTGTCTCTTTCCATGCGGAAACGTAAGCCTGCGTTGAGGCTAGTCCTACACTTGGGTAGAATTTACCTATGAAAACTCCAGAACGAGCACAGATAAGTGGCATATGAAACTTATCTGCCACAAGTGTATCGTTTGCAATGTAGCCAATAGGAATGGAGTTATTTGTGCTCACGAATTTCTCCACGCAGAAGATTCGTTTAAGAATGTATAAATCTTTGCTTCTTTTTTCTTTACAGCGGTGCGGAGATTCTCCAATTCTGCATGATGTATCATTAGATCGGGGAATAAATCTTCAGGAAAAAGAGTTGCTGCAATTAGCATCCCTTTATTTGTTTTAATCCAGAATTCATCTTCTACAGTTGTGCTCAGAATCGAAACAAATCTAGGAAGATTTGTTTGATCATAATGTACCGCTTCGCCTAGGTTCATAACTTTCTACCTTCCTCTGTAGTTGTGTTTGCTGAGTTGTGAGTTATGGGCATCTGCCCAGTATAACACACATACTACAAGCAAGAATCGTGCCACCCCTACCCACAGAAAACTAGACTGAAAGGTATATTTGGATTCTTGGAGATTCCCTTTGTGCCTATTGTGTATCCTGTGTATCCTTGTGTCCTCTTGTGGTTGATGTTCCTTGTGTATCTCCCTGCCCCCTGTCCTTGCCATGCCTTGATCCTGAGTAACTATCTATCTGCCTTTGTTGCCGTATGTCTGATCCCCTTCTTTAATTTTAAGTAAGTAAAAACAATTACAATAAATAACAATCAAAGAACTATCTAGCTATGATAACTAGATAGGGAGGGGGTGGGAAAAGGATAGGGGAGGGGTACTTACACCGGGAACATCTGCCACAATAGGGCACAACAGGCCACAATATGCACAAGAGGAACTATCCATCTCCTCATTACTAGCTTTGTTTATCATATATCTGGGTACTCATGAGCTTGGTATGCCCGGAAATACGACTCATTGCTATTTGCCCTGCTGAGATTCTGACACTGACGAAAAAGGGTAGTTATGTGACCAAAATTATCCCAAATGTGCCCAAAATGGGCAGGTCGAAAACTATCCCCATTGATTCCATTGGCTTTTCTTGTCAGGCATGGTTCCTGCTTCTACTTAGATGCGTCCACCTTGCAAGCCTGAAACAAACAGGCCACTACAGAGGCCGCCAGAGAGAAGGGGCAGCGAAACAACTGTCCGATCACTGAAACCCTCTGCGGGGAACACTACAGGCACTTATCTTGCGCCGAAATGCTGCAAGCTCTCGCTGACCTGTGCCCCTATGCAACAAACCAATCAACCAACCAACTAGGAGAAGTTCAGATGGATACGCCACAAGGCAACACGCAGAACGTGATGGTTACGACTCTGCCGATTCTCACCACCGAACCGAAAGCAGAAGCAGGAAAAACAGTTGTGTTCTTTCGGCGTAAGAAAGTTGCCGAGGCGGATATGTACCGCGCTGTATGTGTTCCTGCCTACGTTGCACCCTCGGCAGTCTACGAGGAAGGCGAAGGCGAGAATCTGACCGTCCGTGATGCCGAGGAAGTTTTCAGCATTGCACTGTTCGAATGCATCAATGATGCGGCAGGGCAGATTCTGCGGCGCTACTGCGACGACAACAGGACCGCGACGACTGTTCCAGCGTCCTTGCTGACTTTTGCCTCCATAGTTACGGAGATGCAAGCGCAACAGACCTCGCAACGCTTGAACAGCGACGCTATCGCTGCGTGGTACGACGCCAGCAAAACCAAGGCTGACGCAACAGCCCGGTACGCTGGGAAAGACACGGCAGAAAAACTCATGGCTGCGCTGCGGGAAAAGTATCTGTCTCTCGCAAGCAACAATCCGAACGTGCAGCCTGCGCTCGCCACCAAGATGCTCGCGTACATCAATGCGGACGATACGAGCGCGACAGTCTGCAAGGCGATTGCCAAGAAGCTTGCGAAACTTGCAGAAGTTTCGAGCCAGAGCGACGATCTCTAAGCTGATGCCGTCATGTCATCACAACAAAGCAAAAATGCTGTGAGCATGGCAACAGCTAGCGTTCGTAGGGATACATCGCAGGTTATAGAGACTGCGAAAACGCTGGTAACGCTGAAAGGCACAGAACATGCTGCCAGATACCTGAGAAGGAGAGGATTTAGTTTTCTGGCAGCGCATGTGATCTTGCTGGGTATCGCGCCAAGAAGGTAACTTGCTGCATAGTGGCAGAGTTTGCAAGCGTAAAACCTTGCAGACTTTGTTGCTGTGCAGCATTTTATTGCGGCGGCCCTCGCATTACTGCCCGTAAATACTCATCTTCTCGGCTAGCTCGGGAGAAGCATTGCTCTCGTTAGTGCTTCGCATAGGAAAGAGCAGGAAAGTTCGGTGCTTTGCTGACGGGGGGAGACCTTTTTTGAGGCTGTAAAGCTGCAAGTCCTACATAGGCAGCACCCAAATTTTCTAAAGTCTAGAAATGAGTTCCCCACTAGTGTAGTTGCAGTGTAGTGTGTAAACTGAAAACTCGGACTCCAATTTCGGAGCAAACTAGTTATGAGTAGCAATCGTGAAAAAGCACTGGAGTTACTGGGTGCTAATCTAGAAAATGTAGTTGTTGCTAATGCCCTGGGAGTAAGTGAAAGCTTGGTATCTCAGTGGCTCAGTGACGAAGCATTTGCGGTAGAAGTACAGAAGCGGAAATTGCAAAATCTCACTGAAGCAACCAGTAGAGATCGGAAGTGGAATACTCTGGAGGATCAACTACTTGATAAGCTTGAAGGATTACTACCAATGATTGTAAATCCTATGGCAGTAATTCAAGCACTTAAAGCAGTCAATGGTGCTACTAGGCGTGGCAGCCAACGAGAGTTGGGGGCTGTGGCACAATCTACACATCTACACCTTCATATGCCTGCGCTTTTGGCGGCGAAGTTCGTCGTAAATCCCACCAACCAAGTAATCGAAGTAGACGGAAGGAGTGTAGCTACGATGCCTGCTAATGCTGTAGTAGAAGAAATGATGAAGAGAAAGAATGCTGGTTTGCTGGATGCTCCGCAACCTCAAAATCCTGATGATGCAGATATGGAACGTGCTCAAGCTCGCCTTACTAATCTTCAGAAGCTTGAACATTTGCCAATCCATCAAGTATTGTAGTATAAGATACACATGGCAGAAGTAGCAGAGCTGCCTCCAGAAACAGGAGAAGCAGTATACAGTAGAGAAGAAGTAATTAATAATTGCAAGAGTGATATGAACTTTCTTGCAGGTATATCTATTCCTGACATATTCAAGTTCTTTTTTCCTGCAATTTTTATTGCAATTTGGGGCTTACTAGTAGAAGCAGTAAGTAAAACGTCTGGTTTACTTCAACTTGCTATTGGCCTTCCTCGCGGTTTCGCCAAAACAGCCTTCCTAAAGCTTTTCACGGTATACTGTATCCTATTTACAGATAGAAACTTCATTCTCATTGTCTGTAATACTGAGCAGTTAGCTATGAACTTTCTAGCTGACGTTGTAGATATTCTTGAAAGTTACAATATGAAGCGCCTTTTTGGAGACTGGCGCCTGGGTATCGAGAAAGATACTCAAGGATTAAAGAAGTTTGGCTTTCGTGGTAGAGACATTATCCTTGCTGGGATTGGTGTTGGTACTTCCATGCGAGGGTTAAACATTAAATTTCGCCGTCCAGATATAATTATCATGGATGACATGCAGAGTAAAGAAGACGCAGAGCAGAAACTCGTTGCCATGAAGCAACTTACATGGATGATGGGTACTCTTATGAAGGCGCGAAGTTACGAACGTTGCCTTTTCGTATTCGTAGGAAACATGTATCCCTATGAAGATTGTATTCTCAGGAAGTTGAAGTACAACTCCAAGTGGATTAGCTTTATTTGTGGTGCTATTCTTGCAGACGGAAAGAGCCTTTGGGAGCAACTTAGGCCAATTAACGACCTTCTCGCAGAACTTGAGAATGATATAGCTTTAGGACATCCAGAAATCTTCTACAGCGAGGTTCTCAATGATGAAGAAGCTGGTACAGTCTCTGGTATTGACATTTCAAAGATTCCTGCATACCCCCAAACCCTCGATACTATTGAACCTCAAGGGGGTTGTATTATTATTGACCCGGCGACAGGTAAAAAACAAGGAAACGATGTCTCAATAGGTAAGTTTTACATCTATGATGGCAAACCAGTATTGAAGGAGTTGCGTGTAGGAAAGTTTAGTCCTCTGGAGGCCATACACATCTCTCTAAAGATGGCATTAGAGTCTCATGTTAAAGTTATTGCCATTGAATCTAATGCATATCAGTATACTTTTCTATTTTGGTTCAACTTTGTATTAGAACAACTTCAGATTCAAGGTAGCGGTATAGAACTTTGCGAACTTTACGCAGGAGCTTTGAGCAAGAATGCCAAAATTAAAGATATGCTGGCGAATTTACTCAAAGGTCTTATTCTTCTTCACCCTTCTGTTCGTGCAGCGGTAGTTTACCAGATAGTTCATTGGAATCCACTAAAGACGCATAATACAGATGACATTCTTGACTTACTTGCTTGGATTTTTCGTGCTATGGAGCTTTATGGGCATAGTATGGATATTGTTGGTTCTGTACCATTGCACCGCGACGACTCTCCGCCGGCACTACAGTACTACGGGGGAGAAGCACTCGACGATACTTCTGAAGTAGCAAACCGACTTCCAATCTAAGGAGCATTTCCTACTATGTCTTCCCCTTCTCTTCCATTTCAAGTAAATACAAAACAACAAGAAGCAATTGTTAAGTATATGACAAACTGTGTAGAAAGTCTTTCTACAGTTTGGAACTTACGAGAGCAATTTCTTCTCCGTGACCTATTTTACTATCGTGAAATGGATAGATCAGTAGAACAATCTCGTGCTATTGCAGCTAACCGCGCAGGAGATCCATATAAGTTTCAAAATATGCAAGTTCCAATTGTTATGCCTCAAGTAGAGTCTGCTCTTGCATATCTCGCTGGTGTATTCTTTACTGGCTACCCAATATTTGGTATTGTTTCTGATCCTTCCAACTCAGATGCTGCACTTCAGATGGAATCTGTAATTGCTGACAATTCAATGCAATACGGATGGTTGCGCCAACTTATCCTGTATTTGCGCGATGGACTCAAGTATAACTTCGGTGCGGTAGAAATTACTTGGGATAGAAAACGAATTTATAGTCTTATAAATGACCCGGCGGCTAATCTTCGTCAAGGTTCCAAAGATGAACTTTTTTACGAAGGAAACAAGCTTAGACGCCTAGATCCATACAATACTATTTGGGATAAGAGAGTAGATCCTGCAAATGTTCACTGTGATGGTGAATTTGTAGGAGACACACGAGTAATGAGTAGAGTTCAGCTTAAGCAACTTATCCTTGATCTTAATCCCCTACTTACTATGAATGCGCGCCAAGCATTTGAATCTGGCACGCCTACTATTACTCTTAATGGTTCTGACTCTTGGTACTACATTCCCCAGGTGAACCCATTCTCCTTTATGGGGTCAGGGCAGAACTATGCAACTACTAATTGGCTATCTTGGGCAATGTTGGATGGCCGTACAGGTAATTCTGCGAGAGATAGTATTGCATATAATAATATGTACGAAGTTACTACTCTGTATGGTAAGATTATCCCCCAAGATTTCAATCTTACAGTTCCTCGGCGTAATCAACCACAGATTTGGAAGTTTATTCTTGTTAATCGCCGCGTTCTTATCTACGTTGAACGACAAACAAATGCACATAATTATTTGCCGGTACTTGTTTGTCAACCTAATGAAGATGGCCTTGGATACCAGAGCAAATCTTTCCTAGATAACGCAATCCCTTTCCAAAGTATGAGTACTTCACTTTGGAATGCAGTAATGGAAGGTAAACGTCGTAGTATTTATGATCGCCTTCTTTACGATCCAATGCGTATTCGTAAAGAAGATATTGACAAGGTTTCAGCAGTTGCTCGTATTCCTGTAAAGCAAAATGCGTATGGTAAACCTGTGTCTGACGCAGTATACGCATTTCCTTTCAGAGAGGATGGGTCTGCTGGTGATTTACAGATGGCACAGAGTATCAACGATATGGCTGATATTGCTAATGGTCAAAACAAAGTACAACGTGGACAATTCCAGAAAGGAAACAAAACTAGAACTGAATTTGTAGAGACTATGGGTGGTGCTAATTCTCGTCAACAACTTCAAGCTCTTGGTCTTGAATATCAAGTATTTACTCCCTTGAAAGAGATTTTGAAACTTAATATTCTTCAATATCAAAGTACAACTGGTATCTACAATACTAGTGCTAAGAAGAAAGTAGAAATTAAACCAGAAACTCTTCGTGAGATGGCGATGGTATTTAAGGTATCTGATGGTCTGCTTCCTACTGATAAACTTATGAGTTCAGAACTTCTTCAAGTATTTATGCAGACGATTCAAACTAGTCCTCTCATGCAAGCTGAGTTTGACATTATTGGCGCATTTGCATACTGGTGTAAAATCAACGGTGCTCAATGGTTTGAAGATTTTCGTCGTGATCCTGCTGCGAGAGATAAAATTCTTGCTTCTCTTGCTGCTATGCAGAATGCAGGAAAACCAGATGCAGCTAGACCTCAAAATGCCGCTGCGCCTAAACCCGCAATTGGAGCATAAGGACTATTTTTATGCCAAAACAAGTATCTAATCAATTTACTGAGTTTGAATTTACTCAATCAGAGATGTATGCAGCTACTCGTTTTAGTGAATTACAATTGATGTTGATTCAAACATTAGTTGCTAGAGATGCCAAGCAACGTATTTCAATTAACATTCGTCCTAATGATTTGGCGTCTATTCAAGAAGAGGCAGCACTGAAGGGGAGTATTAATGCTATGGAATATCTACTTTCGCTTTATACAGATATTACTATGCCTTCAGCAGAAGAAAGTGGAAAACAAGCAGACCTTCCAGAAGTTAAATCTGAATCTCAAAGAGGTAATTAATCATGGCCGGACCGCAAGGTGGTGGTTTTAGTGTTGCAAATATGTTTAGACCAGGAACTGGTATCCCTAATAATGCTGCTGTAGCTAATGATGCTCAACAGCTACAGAATCAACAACAACAGCCAGGTGCTGGTGATATTGATCCTGCTACAGGACAACCACGCCCGAAAAATATCCCTGGAACTGGTATGCCGAATGATATGGCAAATCCAGGAGCTGATCCAAATAATGTAACTGGCTCAAATATGGGGGGAACTAAAGTAAATCCTAACGACCCAGGTTCCCCGCTTGATGCTTTTAAGGATATCTTTAAGATGGAAGATGCGGGTAACCAACCAACAGACCCGCTTTCACAAAGGCTCTTAGAGTTAGATCCTAAGAAATTTGGTGAGACAGTGAGCAAAATGGATTTTACCAGAAATCTGAATCCAGAACTGGTACAAAAAGCATTACAAGGTGATGTAGGTGCATTCAACTCAGTTCTAAACTCTGCATTTCAAGGATCGTTTGCAGCTTCTACGCAAATGATTGTAGGTATTATGGAACAAGCGTTCTCCAAGAATAACGGACGCTTTAATTCTACTCTTGACGGCAAGTTTAGAAACTTCCAAATCAATAGTGCCAATCCCTCGAATAAAGTTCTTGGTCACCCCGCTGCTAAACCAGTTCTTGCTGCGCTTAGACAGCAAATCGCGAATTCTGCTATGGGGCGGAATCTCTCCCCACAGGAAGTAAATCAGAAAGCCGAGGAATATTTCTTGGCAATGGGTGATGCTCTTGGCTCTCTGAAAAATGAGGGTAAAGATAAACCTGGCACTAATGCAGATGGTACTAAAGAAATTGATTGGGGTAGTTTCCTTGAAGGAAATAGTTTTCAACAGCAGTAAAAGTCTTGTTAATAGGGCAGCGGAAACATCTGTACCAAGTCTGCTAGCCTAGATGTTTAACCTTAACTTCTATGAAAGGACTTAACAGATGCTTCCGCGTCCGATGGGGCAAATTGCAGGAATGACTCAACCTGTAAATACGCATGTTTTGAGTCAACGTGGTATTGCTAGCAACGTAGTTGCTGCCTCTACTACACTGTTGGTTAGCGACATTATGCAAGGAATTTTGAACCGTACTGGTCCTGGTGCTGGATTTACAGATACTTGGCCTACTGCGGATCAAATCATTGCGGCAATGGAGAATCCGCAGGTTGGAGACGAATTTAGTCTTATTTACCGTAATGGGGTAGCTTTTGCAATGACGTTTGCAGCCGGTACTGGTATTGTTTCTGGCGTCGGTACTCTTGGTGTTGCAGCGTCGTTGACTCGCCTCTATTCCATGACGCTTCTCTCTACTAAACGTACTGTAATCGGCCCAGTTACTACTACCAACACCACGCTTGTTCTTACTAACGTTCCCAAAGCTATAATTCAGCAAATCATGCCGGGAATGGGAGTTACTGGTACTGGTATTGGTGCTTCGGCGATTGTGCTTGGCGTGTCTGAAGATGCTCAAACTGTTGCTGTATCTGTGGCGTCTACTGCTACTGCTGATAACATTCCCGTTACGTTCTTCCCGCGAGTTAGGTTGGATTCGCCGGGTTCAATGACCTCGTAAATACAACTTCCATCCTAATCTGAGAAAAGGAAACTACAATGCCCGGCGTAACCGGAGTTTGGAACACTTCTAACATCACGCAAGACCTGGCAAAGAAATCATTTGCCGCAATGATTACTAGGTTGATGCCTAACGGCACAGCACCATTGTTTGGTCTTACTGCGTTACTGAAAGAAGAAACGGCGTACCAGTTCGAACATGGATATTTCAGCAAGACGATGATTTTTCCGTCTTACCAAGTATCTGGGGCTGGTCAAACTAACGTAGATACGTTGTTTACCGGAGTAAGCACCACCAACATTCTTCCCGGTATGCTTTTGCGCGTGGATACGACTAACGAGAATATTCTTGTTCTTGCTGTTGTGTCGCCTACGCAATTGAGCGTACAGAGAGCTGTTGGTACTATCGCTGCTGTTGCGATTGGTGCTAGCGTCAATCTGTGGATGGTTGGTAATGCATTTGAAGAAGCCAGCCTCCGCCCGCAAAGCATGGTGATTGTACCCAACCGTATTACGAATTACACCCAAATCTACCGCAACACTTGGGCGCTTTCGAAGACGACTGGTGCTACGATGACCATCGCTGGTTCTGGTAACATTGCAGAATCGCGGCAAGATTGTGCTGCCTTCCATGCTGCTGATATTGAAAAATCATTCTTCTTCGGCCAGAAGTTTCTTGGTTCACGGAACGGGCAACCGTTCCATACGATGGATGGTCTTATTTCTATCGTGACGCAGAACGCAGCTGGAAACATCACGACTCTTGGTGCTACTACTACCTGGACGCAACTTGAGGCTGCACTTGACCCGGCATTTAATCAAATTACCGATCCCAAAGTGCCGAATATGCGTGCGTTCTTTGTTGGTGGACCAGCACGCAGAGTAATCCACAACATCTGTCGTCTCAATAGCACCTACTTTATCCAAGGCAACGAAACTTCATGGGGTCTGCAATTTGACACCATTAAGACTCCACGCGGCACCTTCAATATCATTGAGCATCCTCTGTTCAACGCATTTGGTGCTACTTCTACTTGGGCAAAGATGGGCATTGGTGTTGATCTTTCTACCTTCAACTGTGCGTATCTACAAGGAAGAAAGACCGACAACGCTGAATTTAATATGAGCGGCCAACAAGTTGACAATGGTATTGATGCTGTTGGTGGTACCCTCACAAGTGAGCTGACTTGCCTTGTCAAAAATCCTGCTGCAAATGTGATTCTTTATAATTTTACCGCTGGTGCGGTAGGCTAAGGAAAGGAGGCAGAGAAGAAAGCGGGGGCAGGGTGGTAGCCGTAACTATCGCCCTGTCTTGTATTTCAAACACTAGTAAGTCAACCTAGAGGTCAAAATGGAATCGAATCAAGTACCAGACAAAACGTATTATCATAGAACGCCAGGAGCTAAGTTCTATGTACAAATTGGCACTGAAGCTAAAGAAGTAGCATTTGCTGGAGGAATTCTTAGATTGTCGTCTATTCCTTCAGGATATCGTGAAAAAGTTCGTGAAGAACTCGATAAGGTTGCAAATATTCCTACTTCTCACATCTACACTACTAAAGATATTGTAGAACCTGGGGAAGTTGCTGCTGCTACAGAAATTAGAGCTACAGCAGAACAGCAATTTGATACTGATCGTGGAATTACCGGCAATCCAATTACTATTCCAATTCCTGTATCAAAACAATCGGCGCCGGAATTGCCATCTCAATTAGTTGCTGCACAAGCTGCCATTGCTGCTAGCGGTAAATCTGCCGCCAAACCAGTTTAATGCCAGCTTAACCTAGAAGAAAACTGCTAATGTCGCTCTTTTCTGATATTATTTCTGGTCCTGATGGAGTTTACACTCTAACTAATAGGCCAGATTTGGTTGCAGAAACGGCATTAGCAGTTCGTCAAGCTACCCTTGCTGCGCACCGTTGTGATTACTTTCGTCGTGATATTCAAGAACTTCTTATAAGTCCTGGGTCTGCGAATCTTTTCCAATTGAGCATTTCAAGTTTATTTGCCAATTGGAGAAATTTTGCGTACATTCGCCCATATGATAGTATCGGGGCGACTCCTGCTAATTTCTTTCTTGAGTCAATGAAACCAGACGCAATCCTAGATGAATATTTAATTGAAAAAACAAATGTATACTATGTTGCGGGGGATAATCTTAATATTCGTCTCGGTGCTAATTACGATTCTTTCTTGGTTGGTTATTATTCAAATCCTGTTCTTACTCCTGATGCATCTTATGAGAGCTGGATTGCAAGACAACAATCTTCCCTTATAGTTATTGATGCTTCCAAGAGAGTTCTTGAAGCAATTGGATATCTTGAGGCTGCAAACAAACTTGGTATACTTTTGTATGGGCCTGCGCCAGGAACTGCACAAATGCCGACTGGCGGTGAGTACCTTAATCTCAAAATGTCGGAGATAGAAGACTATGGGCGTTAATGTCTGGGCAGTAGTTGGAGGTAATACTTTCCAACTCCCAATGGAAACGTTGCTTGGTACGGCATACCAACTTCTTGGCATGAATGCTGTTGCCACGGAACTTCAATATAAAGATGCAAAATTCAATAATGCTACAGGTCAATTCTCTGTTCCGGTAGGAAGTTTAGGTGCCCCTAGTTATTCTTTTGAAGGTGATTTGGATTCAGGAATATACAGGCCAAATCCTAACGAACTTGGTTTAATTGTTGCTGGTACACTTACTTGGCATATCGGAACTAGTTTCGCTTTTCTTAAAAATGTCCCGCTTGTTATGGTGGGAAATAGAATTAGTGAGGAATTTGGTGCAGATATTGCAGCAGCCGCTACTACTGATCTCGGCGACTCTACTGGCAATACTCTCATCGTAAACAACGCAGCAGGAGCTACAGTAGTTACGTCTCTTGGTGGAGCAACACTTCCTGCTGGTACTGAAATTGAAACTATCTTCAATATCACTGGAGGGAGTGTAACTCTCACCCATAATGCTACCAGTCTTGATCTTTTGGGGGCTGCTGACATTATCCTTGTGGATCGTGATATTGTTCGTTGGAGAAAAACCAATGATGCTTCTGCTTATTGGCGTATGGTTAGTTTCCAGCGCGGTCTTGCTTCTACCCCATTTACTGCCAAAGGTGACTTGCTTGTAGGTAAACAAGTTGGAGCAGTAATTCAACAAAGTGTAAAACCAGTAGGTGCAGATAATACAGTTTTAATTGCTGACGCTACTCAAGCTGATGGAACTCGGTGGGGTGCAATTGCGAGTCCTCCTGTACGGCAGACTGTACTTGCTGCTGCTCTTACTGCTGCTGGACTTTGTAACATTCTTTCTGCTGGAGCTGCACTTAACTTTAATGTTGATGCATCTCCAACTCCTGCGCTTCTTACATTTGCAGGTGGCTATGGAGCAGGTGGCCAAGTAGATAGTTTTTCATTCTTGTCTGCGGATCAAACAAATCAAGGTAATTTTGTAGCTAGTAATACAAACTATGTCTATGCTGATTTTGCAACTGCTACTTCTGTAACTTGGGGGAATTGTCTTATTCCCCCTCAGTACGGATATGCGTTTGATCGTACTGAAGGTGCTTTACTTAATTTTGAAGGTGCAGATACTAGCACTACAATAATTGATGATTTTGGCAATTCTTGGAGTGCAGTAGGCAATGCGCAAATTGATACTGCACAATTTAAGTTTGGAAGTAGTAGTTTACTTCTGGACGGTACTGGGGATTACGTCGAGAGTACAAATTTTACAACGCTAGGTAATGGTTCATGGGAGATCGCTGGTTGGTTCCGTTGGAATACTTTACCCACCGCCGGAAACAATCAGTATCTATTCTCTGTAAGCAACACGTCAAATGTAGGTGCAGCCGTTTACTTGAATAATACCACTGGAACACTTAAATTGGCGCTACAGCTTTCGAGCAATGGCTCTAGTGCAGACATCTACAACTCTATTGGCGGCACAAGTACGTCTTGGGCTACTGGGACATGGTATAAAATCCGCCTTGTGTTTGATGCGCTAGCAGGGACGTACCGCATCTATCTCTCAAACAATGGCGCTGCGGAATCGCAAGATATTACAACTTCTTCAGTATTACGAGTATGTGGAATTTCCAAATTCCGTATTGGTGATAATGGAGCTGGAGCTTCCCAGTTTAACGGTTGGGCTGATGCTTTCTACTTTCTTCGCGCAGCGACCGTTACGGGTACTGAGGCTCCGAGCAGCAGTGCACCGACAATCACCAATCATCCTATACATTTCTTCTCCATTCCAGAGATGAAGATGTATGAAGTTACTGCCCCGTCTGTTACTGCTACTGTAAATCCAACAATGGTTGCTCGTACAAGACTTTTTGTTGGTGAATGTGATACTTCTGCTGGGGCAGTAACTGTTACTCGTAATTATGCACTTCGTGGAAAATATTTTCACCCAATCACTGCTATCGCTGCGGGTACTCCTATCATATTTAATCACAATATAGGAGTAGATTTAATAGAAACTCGTGTAGAAGTAACTAGATACACTTCTCATTTAGCAATACCTGCTTTACAAGCAGGATATTGGGGGCAAGTTTGGGGGGCATATTACTTTAATGGTGCTACTAATGAAACTGCTGGTGGAGGTTATCTTGTTGGCAAAAATATAATTGCTATGTTTCCTGGAATTATACACCAATGGGGGATGGGAGATGGTGGTAATCCTTTCGATTATTCACATATGCGAGCATTCGTACAGAGGGCATTCTAAATGTTCAATCGCAGAACTCGTGAAGGAGATGATCCAGAACAACGATTTTATCGTGCTGCATCTCCTATTACAGTTACCAATGTAATTGCTATTCTCATTTTTCTTGGGGGAATTGGTGGTTCTTGGGCGCAATTTCAAAGCAAAACTGCGGTTATCGAACAAAAACTTACTGAACTTGAACGTCGCCAAGTAGATGCTAAAAAAGAAACTAGTCGTTCTAGAGAAGAATTTCGTGAAGATGTAAAAGAAGTAAAAGGTGATCTTAAAGAACTACGGCAAGATATGCAAAAAGTTCTTCAAGAACTACAACGGCAGCGGAGATAATCTTGTCCTACGAAACCTTCACAGCAATTCTTAATGCTGCGGAGTTTCCATTTGTATCTGATTTCTTTCAACGCCCAATCATTATTCCGGGGCTAGATCAACCTCCACGACTTCCTAAAGGCTATACTGGTACTTTTGAATCTGCAAATCCAGAACTAGCTCAGCATTATTACTGTCAAAATATTCTTCCTACATCTGAAGGTATACAGAGTGTAGGATATAGACAAGTAATTCCAGCTGCTCCTATTCCTGCTACTGATTTCGACCAAGTTATTGTAGTTCGTGACGCTGACGAAAATAACTTCCTTTGGGCGCCTGCACGAGGAAAGAATTACATCTACAGAGCAGATATGCCAGATTGGGTATCTACAAATCCATTTGCTGGTTGGCCTGCTGATAAAACTATTGTATCTCGTGCATACGTCAATGGTCGCACATTCGTACAGTATGAAAAGTACGATATGTTTGAGTATGATTCTACACTCAATCAGATCAATCCTGTAACTCTTACTGGAATTAATGCTGCTGATATTGATGTAATTGGAGCAAGCAACAATTACCTTATTGCTGTAGTTGGAATTACTGTTCACTGGTCAAGCCTAATTAATAATATTGACTTTGTTCCATCTATCCAAACTGGTGCAGGAAATGCAATCCCCCAAGATATGAAAGGTGTTGCTAGAGCAGTAGTTCCTATCTCTGGCGGCTTCGTAATCTATACTACTAAGAATGCAGTAGTAGCTCTGTACACCAACAATGCTCGGGCGCCATTTGTATTTCGTGAAATCTCTAATGCTGGTGGTGTACCTAGCCCAGAACAAGTTAGTCTTGAAGCATCTCTTGGGTATCACTATTCTTGGACTACACACGGACTTCAAAAGATTAGTGTAACTACTGCTGAAGTTCTTTCTAACGCCGCAATGGATTTTCTTGCAGGGCGTATCTGGGAAGAATTTGATTTAACTACACTTCAACTTACTATTGAGCGGTTGAATGTAGACCTTCAAGTAAAGATTAGCTACATCAGCGGCAGGTATCTTGTTATATCTTATGGAAAGCCTACAGATACTGCGCCACAAACGTATACTCACGCATTGGTTTACGATCTAGGTTTGAAGCGTTGGGGAAAACTTCGTGTAGATCACGTTGACTGTTTTGTTTACCCCTATCCAAATCTTCCTGGAGAGATTACTAATCCTCCTGCAAAACAGAGCGTAGGATTTTTAAAAACTAATGGACAGATTGACCTTCTTGTAATGGATTACAGGGAGAGGCAAGATCAAGGAGTTCTTCTTCTCGGTCGTTATCAACTTGTACGGCAGAAGATGGCTACTTACCAAAGTGTAGAACTTGAAGGAGAGCATCAAGCATATCCTTCTCAAGTCTATCTCATTATCTCTGCGGATGGTAAGACTAACGGTGTTCCAAACCAACTCGTTGAACTTTCTGCTGGGACAGATAGGCGAGTTGTTAAGTATGGTGCTCCTGCGCCGGGAGTTGGAAGCTACGCGGCGCCAAGAACAGGCGTAAATCTCAGCCTTCTTACTATTGGCACTTTTGAACTTTCAACTGCTATGTTTACTATTACTCGTCATGGCAACCGTTGAAGGTAGTAGAATTGAGACTGGACTTCCTAGCACTCCAGAGGGAGTTCCTCAAGAACTATTTACTCATTTTTTCGCAGTTTACAATGCTATTCATAATCTTGAGCGGCTTGTAGCAACCTATACAGGAGCAGACGAACAGTTTAGTAGTTTAGGTCAGATTACTGTAGATGACACCATTTTTGATGGAAATCTCAACAGATGGTATGCAGTAGCAAATGAAAATTTGAATTTTGGACAGGCAGTAAGCCCAATTCTTGTAGCTGGTGATCTTCAAGTACGACTTGCAAATGCAGTTAACAATACTAAATGGTGTTGTGGATTTGTAAACAGCGTAGGAAGCCATAACGCTGGAGACACTATTGAGATTCGTACTCGTGGGCTTATTTCTGGTGTTTCGGGGCTTACTCCCGGAGCACGCTATTGGTTAAGTACCACAAATGGACTTATTACTAACGTTGCGCCTGTAGCAGCTGGAAACATTGAACAAGTGGTGGGTTTCGCTCTTGAAACTACACGGCTTCTCTGTAATCTAGACTCATACTATGTTCAACACTGAGGAATTCCAATGGAAGTTTCCGAAATAATTGATGCTATTCTCCGTACTTCTCCAGAAAAAGAATTTACTATAATTGTAGTAGGAGGCGAAGCATTTGCTCCTAAAGAATCTGTAGATGATACGGAAGATGAGGCAGACCTTAAAGAAGGTTCCCAAGACGATATTGATTATGAAATGGATTTTTTCAAAAATGGTTTTTTTGACGCTATCTTTGGTCCTGCTACTGCGGTAGGGGGTGGAGGTGGAGGCGGTGGAGATTCTATAGTAGTTTCGTAGAATTATGAATACTATTTATTTCAAAAATTATGCAAAACGTTTTGATATGTCAGCAGACGGTCTTACTGCTTATATGGGTAAGGCTGAAATTGGAACTGCTACGTCTGCCGCACTTTGGCAAGTAAAGAAATTTGTATTTAACGCCGAAAATGATGTTATCATTACTTGGGCGGATGGTAATGATAGCTATGATAATATTTGGGATAATCGTGCTGCTCTTTCATACTCTTGAGGATTAGACAATGAAACAACCACGCAAAGTAGCATTAATCAATGTACATGATTACAATAGGGATAAATACACTACCTATTATGAAATTCGTGTAATTGAGAGTCCTGAAGGGTATCTATGGGGTGCACGTATTTATGATAGAAAACAAGAAGTATTTAAAATTGTAGAACGCATTATTCCTGCTACTGAAGTGGAAAGTATTGTAGTTCCAGAACAAAAAATTACTGAAAAAGTACGCGTTGGAAATCTTATTCGAGAAGAAGCAGTAAACACAACAAAAACAAGAGATGAAGCGGATACTGCTGCACAACTTTGGATTAAAGAGAGGATGGAAGCATATAGAAAATCAATGTCCGTATCAATTAAGCCTGAAGCTGGGTACGCACATATTTTTGGGCCAGGATGGATGATTGGAGAAGCTATTGCAGAAAGTATTCGTCGACTTTTTCGCCCTTTCTTTGAAGCAATATCTTATAGTAGTACTGTACGTAATGCTATGCTTGCTGCTCTCCGGGATGCAATTGATGGAGGAGCAGGCGCGGGTTTATTTCGCATTTACGATGGTTCTCGTCCTGCTACTTGTGGTACAGCTACTACTTTACTTGCAGAACTTACTTTTTCTGATCCATCTGCTGGCGCTCCTGCGGCAGGAGTACTTACTTTTTCAGCTATAACTGCGGATGCAAGTGCTAACGCTACTGGAACTGCTACTTGGTTTCGTGCAGTAGATTCTACTGGTACTTGTTGTATGGATGGCAACGTAAATACAGCAGGAAGTGACCTTAATCTTAACAATACATCTATTGCCATTACTCAAAACGTAGCAGTTAGTAGCGCAGTTATTACTGAAGGCAACCCGTAATGTTGATCCTTCACGCAACCACAGATATTCTGCGCGTCGTCACAGATTCAGCTGCTGATGTTGAACCTGTAGTTTCTATGATGGAAACGGATAATGCGGCTCCTCCGGTAGTGCAGGATATTCCGAATGTTGGACCGCTTGCCTCGATCACAACTGCTACAACTACGACAATTGCAGATTGTACGACTGCAAATCGGCGCAGGAATGTCAAGCACATCAGTCTGTATAACAATCATGCTTCACAAGCAACAACTTGCCGTGTGGAATTCAGTGATGGCACATTAGTTTCTGTATTGGCAAATGTTAATCTTCTTGCTGGTGAGATGTTGCTGTATACGCAAGGTGGAATGTGGCTACATTACGATTCTAATGGCGCGGTTTATCCAAGCATCGGCAACGCCGCGTCACAGGCGGAAATGGAAGCGGGCACCGCGACGGACAAGCACGTTACGCCGCAGGGCATGAATTGGCATCCTGGCGTTGCAAAATGTTGGGGCAAAGCAGCAGGAGCAGGTACTACACTCCATGCTAACTGGAACCTCGCCGGTATCGCAGATACTGGTACTGGACGACTTGGTTGGACTATCGGCACTGATTTTTCCAGCGTACATTGGGCTGCGCTTACCTCGCTTCAGCGTGTTTCTACTTCACTAGCAGTAGCAAGCGTTGATCTTGGCGGTGGTACATTCCGTAATGCTGGACAAACTGCGGCAGTGATCGAAAGCGAAAACTACGATGAAACTGTCACTACTAACGTTGCACAAGATCCAGAATTCTACCACATGGCCGGATTTGGAGATCAATAATGAGTGAAATCTACGTAGGAGTTACAGTGTCAAACGGAGAAATTTATCATCTCGCCATTCAAACGGAAATGCGTGCACCGTCACGTCCTAGAGGAGATGGTTGGATGTTTGACAAAGAACATGAAATTTGGGTGAACCCCATTGGGGATACCTACATCGAATATTTTATCGCATTAAATGAACGCTTGTGGGCACATCGTAAAGATTCTCGTAGCGGACTGCCTTACAACGCTGTAACTGTAATGAGTTGGCGTAGACTGACGCAAGCGGAACACGATCAATTTAACGTAGATAGGCGTTATCGTAATGCTTTACGCGACAATGGTAGCAAGATCGAATACGACATTATTGCTGCTCGTGAATGTCATCGAAACAAGTTTCGTGCCGAGCGACACAATAATCTACCGCTGCTAGATATTCAATGGATGCGTGCGATGGCAGCAAAAGATCAAGAACTTGCAGATGCTATCGAAGTAGAACGCCAAAAATGGCGCGACGCACCTGCCGATCCTCGCATCGAGGCTGCAACTTCCATCGAGGAGTTGAAGCAGATCAAGGTGGCGTGATGCCGCCTGCACTCAAAGAGCGCATCTAGCGGGCGATCAGGAACGCACATGCACTTTACGGCAACGAAAAAGGAGAGGCGAACAATGAAACGAATGCTGCTGGCTCTGATGTTCCTGGTATTTGCGCTGCCTGCGGTCGCAGGGCAGAACACCCCAAGGCGTGGATCGAGCTGTAGGTAAATGACCACCCCGTTTCGCACTGGCGCCGCCGCGCAGCTCGACGCGAGCGCTGGCGACGGCAACGGCAACGTCACCGTTCCCGCCGACTGCAATGCGGTAGTCGCGTTCTGGTCACACTGGGACGGGGACGCAGGAGAGACGCTTTCCGGCCTCACGCTAAACGGCGTGGGCTTCACAATCCAATCGCAGCTTGCCGAGGGTGCCGCTACTGGCGAGTCGGGCGTCGGCGTGGCGACGCTAGTGAATCCCGCTATTGGAACGCAGAACGTCGCGTGGACATGGAGCGCGGGCGGGGCGCGCAGCGAGGGCGGCGAGTTGGTCCTCGTGTTCATCAAAGATGCGAACACGGGCGACTTCGTGCGCGCGGCAGGCACGAATGCGGCAACCGAGGCAACCGAGGCTTCCGTAGGGCTGGCGAACACCGAGGCGACCGATCTCGTGCTCGGGTTCGTGCAGAATTTCACCGGCACGAATCCCACGATCACTGGCGTCACCGCGTTCATCAACGACGCGGCCCTCAACAGTGAGATCTACGATGTAGGTGACACGACCGGCGTCTCCGGCACGGTGACTGTCAGCAACAGCACCAGGGATTACACGAACACCGCCGCGATCTCACTGAAGGCGTCGACGACACAACCCGGCGCGAACGCCCCGACGAAACGTTCTCATGGTTTCAAATTGCAGCAAATGGCCGACGCCGAGGATGATGGTAAATTCAACGAACTGGACGTGCGCAACTGGTGGTGTGAGGCATTTGCATGAGTCTTATTATCCAGAAGTGGTTTGATGAAGATTTAGATGCTCCAACAGGAGCTGGAAGTATTACTGGTACTGTTTCTGTTACTAACGCCAATGATACTATTGCAGCTGCTGGGCAAGTAAGTATTACTGGCAGTATTGCAAGAACTAATGCAAATGACACTATCGCTGCTTCTGGACAAGTAAACATTGTTGGAAGCATCGCAAGAACTAATAATAATGATACTATTGTTGCTACCGGCGCAGTTATAATTTCTGGCACACTAGCAACAACTAATGCTGACGATACAATAGTAGCATCCGGTACTGTATCTGCTGGTGCAGGTATTACTGGAACTATTGATACAACTAATGCAAATGATACTCAAGTTGCAAGTGGCACTGTAGATATTACTGGAAGTATTGCAAAAACTAATAATAACGATACTTTAACTTCCAGCGGTACTATTAGTATTACTGGTAGTACTGCGACTACTAATGCAAATGATACTCTTGCAGCATCTGGTCAAGTTGCTGTATCTGGCACATTAAATACAGTAAACGCAGACGATACATTAGATGCTATAGGATTTATAGGAACTCCTACTGTAAAAGTTATTATGTATGATGTAGAAACTGACAAACTAGTATTACAACTTTCTACAAAACTTTGTATGACCTTATGATTCCCTTCTAGCATAAGTATCTATACACTATACACTTATATTATGCTATTTCTAAAACTCGGAGTAAAACTTACTGATCTTACTCCGCAGATGGCACTAGGAGTAATAGTTGTAGCTAGTGTTTATGAAAGTTACTGGACAAAATGTACTATTACTAGTATAAATGATGGAAAACATAGTGATGGCTCATTGCATTACAAAGGACGCGCCGCAGACTTCAGAACTAAAGACTTTGTAGGAGATAAACTAGCACTAGTTACATCCTTAAAAGTAGCTCTTGGTGAGAATTTCGATGTAGTTCTTGAGTATTTGGGTACTGAAAACGAACATATCCATGTGGAGTACGATCCCAAACCATGAAAATCGAACTAGTAGGTGATTGGAAAGAAGCGTGGAAATGGATGAGTGTACAAGCTGGAGTAGTAATGGCAATTCTATCCAGTCTTTACGCTTCATTTCCTAACTTCCAGAATCTCATGGATGCGAAAACGTATGCATGGGTGATGGCTGCGCTTGGTGCTCTTATTCCTGTGTTTCGCATTATTTCTCAAGGAGGTTCTGGTGAAAAGACTGTTCCTGACAATTCTGGCGAGCTGTAGCATTAGTTTTCTACCAGCTTGCGCACAGCTTGGTATCGCTGCGCCAGAAACATTCAATCAAAAACTGGCAGTAGGGTATATTACTGTTACTGCTGTTCGTGAAACTGCTACAAAGCTGGTAGTGGCAAAGAAACTCAATCCTGATGATGCACAAAATGTACAGAATCAGGCTGATACTGCGCGTGCTGGCCTTGATGTTGCTCGTGATATGTTCAAGGCCACTCCAGTAGTTGCTGATAACAAACTCACCAGTGTCACTACTGCGCTGCGTGCTCTGCAAACTTACCTTGCGAGTAAACAATGAGTAAAAATGCTGAATTAGTTATTGATCTTTTGCTTCTCGCACTTGATAAGACTGCTGCTATTGGACTTTTGCTCTCTACTGCTAAGGCAGAAGGGCGCGATGTTACTGATGCAGAACTAGATGATCGTGTAGCTAAAGATGATGCTGCGCGTATAGCCTTAAATGAGGCAATTGCTAAAGCGCGTGGTTAAGGAGCAATCATGGCCGGAGAAACCGCAACTCCAATTCAGTATCAGTCTCCACTTCCGGGGATTCTTGACTTAGTTAAGTATGGTGTTGGAAGTAAGACTACTGAAACTGCCCGAACTACGGGAGATACCGATGCTTTGTCTAGGCTCCTCTCTACTCTAAATCCAGAGAACCTTCAAGCATTAGTTGCTAACCTGTTTGCGCAAGGAGCTGCTCAAGTACCCGGCCTTACTTCTCAATATGCAAATGCCACTGGTACTAGAGTAACTAATAACTCTATGCTAGGTAGTTCTTTGGCGCAACTCAACCAGACACTTGCTCAATCTATTGCTCAAGCAGCAGTTCAACAACAGCAAGTAGCTGGACAAGTAGCTGGTAAAATTTCAGATACCAATAAGACTACTACCGCAGAAAAAACTACTAGTCCAGGAAAACCTGGTGCTGTTCTTCTCCCTACTCTTGCTGGATTTGGCCTTAATCGTCTCGGCAAATCTATGGATGCTAAAGTAGCGCAAGAAGCAGCTGCTGCTGCTCCATTTGAAGGTAGTATCAATGTAGATAACTCCGCACAACTAGGTATTCCTCCAATTTCTCCTTCTACTGGTGATCTTGGTGCATTCAATGAAGGTACTCCGGGTGCAGGATTGTCATTTTCAATGGGCGGATTTGACTCTGGAATTGCTGAAGGAGTAAATGCATCTAGCATTGTAGGTGGTGCTGATGCTTCTGACCTATTTGCAGAAAGTGTTGAAGATCTCGGTGCTGCTAGCGATGTAAGTGACTATCTTGATTTTTCTGGAGGAGCTGAAAATCTATTTAGTTCTTTCTTTAAAGATGGTGGTAGAGTAAAACCAACTAGTTACGCTGATGGTGGGCAAGTAAGAAATAAAGTAAACATGGGACCGCGGCCAGCAACACAAAGTACCGGGGCCTTGCAAATTTCTCAGCAACAGCCTACTACTGCTCGCAAAAAAGGTAACATTGCTGGACAAGATGTAGAAGGCAACGCTGGAGATACTAGTGGTACTGGCGTAGGAGTTGCAGGAAATCAAGGTACCATTGCAGCTATTGCTAATATGAGTCCTTTTGCGATTGCAAATATTGCTATGAATCCAATGAACGCGTTTACTCAGTTTGCACTCTTTGCACTTAACCAAGCATTGTTTGCTCCTGAAAGTGTAGCTACTCCAGTAGAAGTTACTACTCCTGCAATGATGCCTCCTGATATTGGTATTGATGACCAAGGTAATCCAATCGCACCAATGCCTCCAGCAGTTCCTAGCACATTTCATGAATTTGTTGATCCATTTACTATAGAAGTTGGAGTTGAAGATGCAGACTCAGGAGTAGGAGTTGCACCTGACGCTGATACTGGTCCTGCTGGTGCTGGAACTCCCGGAACTGGTGTTGGGGAAGGCGGACCTGCTAGCGGCACTGGTTCTGGTGCTGATGCAAGTGCTGATGCTGGCAGCTCTGGCGGAGATGCTGGTGGAGATGCTTATCAAGATGGAGGTAGAGTAGCTAATAAATCTTCTACACTTCGTAATATTCGTGGCGAGAAACCTGTTCAAAAAGGAGAAGCAAGGAAGCCAGCATCGAAAAATAATGAAAATAGATTCATCCGTGGTGAAGACGATTCTACAGGAGTAGTGAATGTCAACGCACACGCTGATGAATATATCCTTCCAGCTGACACAGTTCTTGCTATGGGTGGTCCGAAAGCCCTTGATATTCTCGTTGCTGCTACTCACGCACCAGCCAGTAGAGGCACAAATGGCTGACCAAGTAGCACTTGAAGAAGTAATGAAATATATTACTCAAACAGCAGGACGGTATGGTGTTGATGCCGGTCACGCACAAGCTATTCTTCTTGCTGAAAATATGGGAGGTAATGGCGCAATTCCAGCTATACTTTCCAATGACAAGACTTCTCCTCGTGGTGCCGCAGGTGTAATGCAAGTTATGCCAATGACAAAACTTTCTCTTGTTTCTCAAGGGCATCTTAGTGAAGATCATGCAGAGTCTAGTGATTGGCAGAGTAGTGTTAATGCTGGACTAGCAGCACTTAAAGAAATTCAGAAACGTACTAAAACTACTAGTGGTAGGGTATTAGCTGCTGAGTATAACGCAGGCCCGAAAGCTGGTAGGATGATGGCAGCAGGAGAAACAGATAGATTACCTGCTGAAACTCTCAATTATCTTAAGAAGTTTGAGTTTGCACAAAGTTGGCTTCAAGGCATCCCTCATAGTAGTGGACTTAAGCCTTCTCGGAGATAAGGAATCATCATGGGCGCGTTTAATACTGCTACTAGTGTTGCTGGAATTGATGCAATTAAAAAGACTGTTGAACAGAATAGAGCTTGGACAGATCAAGCTATTAAGATGGTTACTGATAGCAGGGAAGAAGAACAACTTGCCCTTGAAGGTGCTGCAATTAATACCCAGATTGCAGGTCAAATGATGGGGGCAGCTAAACAGATGGAAGGTACTATAGAAGCTGCTGCTGTTCAATCGCGCAAACGTATTCTTGACATTCTAAATCTAAATACTAATGAACTTGATAACGCAATGGCTCAGTATGCTTCTGAGTATGCTACTCTTGATGCTCAACGTAGGAAATCTGCTGAACTAGTTGACAAGAAGATGCAAGTAGGATTCTTTGATGATCCTCTTCAATATCTTATCAATGCTACTCAGCTTCCTGGCATGGTGGCAGAACACAACGCTATTGCTAGAAAGCAAAATGATGCTGTAAATGCCCTACAAACTGCTCAAGGTATTGTTGGTACTCAAGAACGTATTGCCATTGCCGCCAGCGCCGACCAAATTGCAGACCTTGGTGTTGCTCGTGGTAACGCACTCCAAGCAGAACAGAATGCTAGGGCAGAAGTATTGCGCGCGCAAGGTGCCAGTTCTTCGGCGCGTACCGCTGCTACAGTAGTTGGACTTCGTGGAGATCAACTTAGGATGGAAATGTCTGTAGCTCAGATGGAAAAGATTATGGAAGGCTACAGAGAAGGAGCTGACGCAAGAGGAGAGCAAAAAGAACAAGAACGTTTGCTTGATGAAAGACTTAAAACTGTAGGTGAGTTGATGGGCGCTCCATATATCAGTCTTGCAGCCGTAAAACGCATGAGTAAGAAAGAGCAAGATTTTTGGATGAAGCGCGCCAGCGAAGGCACCATTGGAAATAATCTTTATGAAGCATCTATTCACCTTACTCCCGGTATGCTACAGACTATGCAAAAAACTGGGAGTACCAGTCTTGTAGAGTTTATGCGTAATTTACAAACTAAGATTATGCAAGGAGCACAATTCATCGGGGCAGATATACAGTCTAAAGGGGGAAAAATTCCTCCTCGTGAAGAATTGCTAATGCAATCAAGTCGTAATATTGAGAATGAATTTTTTGTCCACTCTCAAAATATGCTTCTTGCATCGGATTACAATCCTTATAAGATTAGTCACAGGTCTATGGCTACTCACTGGGAAGGTGATCCTAATAATTATGTAGCTAAGATGGTAATTGATGGAGCTAAAAATAAAATTAGTTACACAGATAAACAAATTTTTGAAGCAGTATCTTCTGCTGTAAGTAAAGGGGCTATTTCTCCTACCGCCGCAGCTCAACAGTATAGTGATTACTATACTTCTGCTGTAGCTCAAAATAATAAACGTTTTAGTTACGAGATTATTGGATTAAAACCTCAAGTAGATTATAATATTCTCCCAAAAGATGTTAAACGCTCTATTAATTTGCTTGCTCCAGGAGAAATTGAAAATATATTTACTAGAACTGCTGCTCGTGCTAAAAATGCATTAGGAGGTACTATAGGGCTTGGGTGGCCTGCTGGTGGTTATAGTGCAGAATATATTGAATCACTTAACAAGCTGGGAGCTAAATAATGGCTGATGATGTAGCTTCCATTGCAGACCAGACTAGTTACGCAGATATTCACCCTATTTATACTGCTGCTGATACTGCAAACATGCAGGCTGGCAGCGATGAAAGTTTTTTAGATAACGCTGAAAATTTTACCTACGGAGCAGTGCTCAGCGGGTTAGCTAGTATTTACAATACTGGTGCTAATCTACTTGGCGCTGAACAATTTGACGTAGCTAAATGGATGAATGAAAATGATCAGCACATGGGCGCATACTACGCCAAAAATAAACAACTCGTCGATGTTGCAGGTTTCGCAGTCACAAGTTTTATACCTGGAGGATTGGCGCTTAAAGGTGTCCAACTTGCCAAAGCTGGAACAATGCTTGGCCCATTTGGACGTGCGCTCGGGTATGCTAGTTCTCAACAAAAGTTGTACTTGGACGCAGGGCTTCGAGAGCTGGCCGTGGAAGGAGGAACTGTATTCAACCTTATCAATAAAAACAAACTCGCCGCTATGTCATGGGGTGTTGCTGACCAGGTAGTTAACATGGCAGCTTTTGAGACTGCTATTGCAATTACTATGAAGCAAAGTCCTATGCTAGAGAAAGATGAATGGAGTGATGTAATTAAGCATATTGGTATCTCTAGTTTAGCATTTGGTGCTGTTGGTGGAGCGATTGAAGCTATTGCAATTAATTCCATCTTTAAGCAAGGCCAATCTACAATCAGTACTGCTTTGCGTGAATTTGACGCATTGAAGAAAGTACAAGGAGACATTACTCTAGGAGACGAATCATATGGAACTCTCCGTAGTGTACTCCAACTTCCAACTGTAGGAAGAAATCTAGATTTTACCTACAAATGGCTTGGTAAAGATACTACGCTAGAAGGTGGGCTTCCTACTAAAGAAGCATTTGAAAAGGCTGCTGCATCTGCGTCTAGTAGAGGTTGGGATGATTTTAGACTTCTAGCTAATAAGATGGCAGGCGATGATCCAGCATTAGGTAATGAATTTTCTACCTATCTTTTCAAAATGGTACAGCGTGAACAAGCCGCAGGGACTACCAATGAAGAAATTATTGATTTGCTTGGCGATCACTTACTCAATGTTAAGACCATCAAGAGAGTTTCTCCAGATGCGGCGCGAGGTTCCGATTCCGTCTTCTACGTTCCCAAAGAACTCACACCTGAAGTTGCAGCAAAAATTACAAACTTTGATTCATTCCTTACAGAGATTGTGTCTCGCAGCCCTCGCGGTAAAGAAACACTTAAGAGTCCATACCAATTTGTAGGTACTGCAAACGAAGTAAAAGTAGGACTAATAGGATTGCGAGGTGAAGCTCCCATTCTTGAGACCGGATTTCCCCGCTTTGCTTCAATTGATGAAGCTTTTGCTGCTGGACAAGACGTTGCCATGACTGCTTCTGGCGCGATTCGCATCAATCCTAAAAGCCCTATGTTTCGTAAGATTGATGATCCTGCTATTTCTCCTCGTAGTTTCTTCAATACTCGTACCGGAGCATTTACTGACGTAGCATTTCCTACGGCAGCTGACTTAGCTACCAATTCTAAACGTCTTGCTATGACTTCAGAAAATCTTGTAGTTTCTGGAGGTCACCACTGGTCGCATTCTCCCTTTAACAAATTCGATCTCATTGAAGACAATGCTGCTAAAGCATCTTCTCGTTATGTATATGCGAAAGAACTTAAGGTAGTACCTGCAAAAATTTCTGACACTGATATTCCTCTTCTAGAACGTATCTATCAGGATGGTGCAAAGAAATGGGAAGATGTAGTTCTCGAAAGTGCAGATAAGAGTCAGCGCAAAGTTGGTGATCTCTCTGATTTCGGAGATTGGCTTAAGACTCAAAAATTAACTATTCTTCAAGGTTTCTTTGCTAATACAGCAAAAGGTGAAGATCTTGTAAATCTTGCTACCAAGATGAATGTAGAAGTATCTTGGATTCAAGATGCTATTGCTTCTACATTTCTCCCTAGTGATCGTCTTGCTAAAGGTTTCTCCATTCCACTAGAAGATTCACTGAAGCCGCAGAATTTAGAAATTCTTTGGGATTTTACAAAAGCCAAAGAAGTATCCAAGACACTTACTGGAGCTGGTGGAAAAGTAACCAACGATGCAATGGTTCAGGTACTGCCTGCTGGTGCAGGTAATACTATCTACGGTGAACTCTCATGGGCGTATAGAGTAAAAGTAGGCAATGATGCTAGAAATGCAGCGTTTACATCTGTTCTTGGTGCAGATGTAGCTGCAAAGTTTGTAGAAATTAATGCAGATACTATTGTTAATCTCGCTAATCAGGGTGGGTCTGGAGCAGGATTACTTAAATCTGCAAATGCTGACTACGGTGATACTATTGGATTGTGGAGTCAGTATACTGGAGTCCTTGTAAATAAACTTGGGAAAGATGCTGCAAACGCAGCTCTTACTAAGTTGCAGCCCATGATGATTAAGATCAAAGATAGTAAAGAAGCTGCTGGAGAGCTTGGTATTCTTGTTACTGCATTGCGGCGTCAATCGGATAAGTTTATGTTTCATCCAGATGATCCTATGAGGTTGATAAATAGGGAAGCTGTTTCTTTTGATAAAGCGACTCAAAAATTTTCTGTGGATGAAGCAAAGCTTATTGAGATTTCACGGCAGCAAGGGCGCCGTGCTGACTTTGTTATGCAAAACGAGAATGTAGCAGAATTCTTGGCGCAGAGTACCGCAACCAATGCAGGAAGAATTGAGAAAAACCGTGTACTCCTTACTTCTCACGGATGGAACTACAACTACGATCCTCTCAATGTCTATGTTCCTCCTGTAGATACTGGTCGCTATCCATACTTTGCCTTTGTAAAACAGAAGGAAGGTATGCTTGGCGGTAGTTCAGAAGTATCAATGGTTACGGCGCGTACAGAGAAAGACCTTCATACTCTTGTTGGTAAAGTTCCACAAGATTATGATGTATTCTTCAAAGAAAATACTGAACGCTTTCATAAGATCAAAGGTGATTATGACTACCAACTCACCATCAAAGAACCAACCATTGATTCCACCCTTCAAAAACGTGGCATACTCGGTGATTTCTTCCCCGAAACCAGAGCAGAAAACGTTCTAGATGATTTCATCACATGGCATCAACGACAAGAAGTAGGATTGGTACGTCGAGCTGTCGAAACGAAATACGCACAAACTTTTGAAGAACTCCGGGGGGTTGGACGCCAATTTACCGAACTTGGAACTTCTAAAGCTAGTGCTGCTCTCAAAAAATTCAAGAGTCAAATCGAAAATCCATTCGACGACTACATCAAAACTGCGCTTGATATTTCAAAGCGTAGTGAATACACTCTCCTTCATGAAGCTAATGAATTCGCAGAGAGTTTAGGTAAAACCGCCTACAGAACTTTCGAGGTAAATAGAGATAAGGCAATGCAGGGAGTTATTCCGTGGCAGGAAGCAAATAAAATTTCTGAACGCTTCGGCCTTAAAGGGCCATATACGGAAGATGGTGCTTACTTTACTGCTAATCTTCCTGAAGAAAGAAACATTGTCAAAGAATTTGTCAGCAAAGCTAACATGACGTTAGTTAATTTGAACTTACGTCTGGATTGGGCAAACTCCCTAGTCAATATTATCTCTACTCCTATCCTTCTTGGTACTGAGATGCAAAGTATCAAGACGCTTGTTGCCAATGACAGTGCGCTTGCTGGGAAGCTCAATGAGTTGCGTAGTTTGGCACTCCCCGGTACGAATGTACGCATCCCAAGCACTACTGGTATGATTGCTAGTGCAATCAAGAACTTCTTTGGGGAGGAGAAAGCCTCCCTGCTTCAACGGTATAAGGATATTGGGGCTGTAAAGGATATGCTTTCTCAGTACCATGAAATGATCGAACATTTCAGCTACAAACCATATCAAAAAATTAGTGCTCTTGCGGATCGTGCAAACAAAGGCATCGAGATAGGTGCTAAGATGACTGGTAATGGATTTGCTGAAGAATTCACTAGATTTGTAAGTGCTGACGTAATGCGACAACTAACTGATCCAATAGTTGTCGCCGGGCGTCTAACGGCAGCAGAGCAAAATGCTTATATATCGACATTTGTAAACCGAGTACAAGGGAATTATCTTGCTTCGCAGCGACCCATAGCATTTCAGGGCGTGCTTGGATCTGCTGTATCACTATTTCAGACATATCAGTTTAACCTCCTTCAACAATTGTTTAGACACATTGAAAATAGAGATATTAAAACCATTGCAGTAATGACTGGCCTGCAAGGTAGTATTTATGGCTTGAATGGTATTCCATTCTTTGAAGCTATAAATACCCATCTCATCGGGAATTCTTCTCTTAATCCTAGCCACCGAGATATTTATTCTACTGCTCCCGGAATTCTTGGGAAGCAACTCGGAGATTGGATGATGTATGGAACCGCGTCGGCATTCCCCCTTTGGAGTAGCCAAACCCCAAGTCTCTATACGAGAGGTGATATTAATCCTCGTCATATTTCTATTCTTCCTGTGTCCCCACTTGATGTTCCTGCTGTAGATGGGAGTATAAGATTTGTAAGTAATCTATTAAACGTAGGAAGTAAAGCGTTGAAGGGGGCTGATCTAACTTCCACTCTCCTTGAGGGATTAGAACATAACAGCCTCTCTCGCCCACTCGCAGGTATAGCACAGGTAGCTCAGGGGTACGCAACAACTTCCAAAGGATCATTGATCTCTGCTTCCAATGATTTCTTTTCTATAGCTACATTTGCGAGAGTAGTTGGTGCAAAGCCGATGGATGAAAGTCTTGCACTGAACAGTAAATTCCGGCTAAACGCCTACCAAGCCGCTGACGCAGCTCGTATTCAAGAACTAGGGGAAGTTGTAAAGACAAAGCTTCGAGCAGGGAAAGCGCCATCGACGGAGGAACTTCAGGAATTTCAATTATCATACGCCAAGTCGGGTGGTAGAATCGAAAATTATGCAAAGACACTTCAGCGTTGGAGCAGAGATGCAAATGTTTCTGTAATAAATCAAATGGCACAGCAACATCGAACTTCATATAGTCAACGCCTCCAAGAAATTATGGGAGGAACTACTATTACTGATTTCAGACAACGCAGTAATATAGTTCCCCCCACCGAAGAATCTACCCCTGATTAGCAGCTTCACCAGAAGAACGTTTCTTCTGATCCTCACTAGCTTGAAGTAGTACAGCTTCAAGAACCATTGGCGCAGGATCTTTCCATCCTTCAGGCTTAACTACTTTTCCATCTTCGCGAAATACAGGGCCACCTGGAACCATTACTTTCTGCATATTAGCATGGTGGATGTGCAGGAAGGCAGTATCATACGGTAGCCCAAGATTTACAGCAAGTCCCATGAAGAAGTAATTCATATCTACAATCCAGTCTAGCAATACCGCTAGATTCTCCGAGCTGGGCGCAATTTCACCGCGAGCAATCTGCCCAAGATATTCGATACCACCATCTTCGCCAAACTCTTCTTTAATAAGCCCATATCTAGCTTGCAAGATTTCAAGCGGTGTAGGAGTAGCGAGATTTCCTACATAGCAATTTCCTTTACCAAGCGCACCAACGTGAAATTGTTTAATCATATCATATTGTGTATGAAATGAAAATACTCCCGAAGGTTGTACAGAATTTACCATCATAATACGATATGCAAGTTCTCTACGATTTTGCATCAATTTATCTTGCCGTTCTTGCGCAGGAGAACCACCCCCTGATTCTTGCGTTTCATTTGTTTCCATCAGTGTACTCCTTAAGTAAGTTATAATCAACGTATAACATCTTCCTATCCAACGGCTTCTGCTTTGGTAAGAATCCTTTTCCAGCTATTACTTGCACTTTATCTGCTTGCTGAAGATTTGCAAGCATCTCACCAAGATCCTTCATTTTTTCTAGATCATTGTTTACTACTTTCCATAACTCTACAATGGTAAGTGGCCTTTTTGTTTCATAAAGCTTCTGCATTATCTTGTTAGCGGCCTCTGCATTGCGGGACTTACCAAACTCTCCCAATGCTTTTGGCATCTGGGCTTCCGTAAAGCTAAGTAAGGAGGACGCCAATAACACATCGGGCATATCAATCTTGGTAGAAATACGCGATGCAGCACAAACAAGGACGAGTTTAAGAAGATGTGTAAATCGTCTTGTACTATAATGTTTGAATCGCTGATCTTCGATTTCATGCCAAGTCCTATAGATAATATCTAGTGCGTTGCGTGCAGCTGGCGTAATACTTGCCTCGCCAACCATCCTCTCTTTGATAAGCGTAAAATTCCTGACAAGTGTTTCCTTTGTGCTTTGCGATGGTTTCGTAGGGAAAGAGATTTTCTTTCCACTCGGTTCAGAGTAAACAAGTATGAGTCTTGACAAGAAGCCCTGGCCGATAGACTGTGGTGGAAACATCTCTTGGAAGCCAGCATGAGTATTCCCCGCCAATAACGATATTGTTGGCTGAAATATGTGAACTTGTTTACTGTTCTTAAGACGGTGTTTCCAGCTACGTTTGTCATTATTCCAATCCCATAGATCGCCGATAATGGAGAGGAAGTCAAGGTCGCCTCTTGGCATAAAGTTGTTAAATTCAGGTGCGCAAATGAATACTTCGCGCGGGTCCAAACCAGTAACATCTTCTTCGTTACTGTCAAAAAGATTCTGAAAAACTATATTCGTACCTTTCTTTTTTGCCCATTCTGTAGCGTCACTTTCAGTACCACCTTCAAGATCAAGAAGAAATTTCTCAAGTCTAGTCTTGTTTGCGCTGAAGCTTGTATATCCAGCTAAATCTATAATTTCTGTAGCCAAGTTAATTGCAGTATTCTTTCTTGTACCTGGATTCCCCATCAGCATACAATAATGATTAGGGAAGATTTTCCACGGGCCGAAAGGAAACCAAAAACGGCGACCAAGGAAAGCACCAATGCAAGTAGCCATCGCCCATCTATGATAGATTAGCGGTGGTTCTGTTTCACGAACATACTCAAAGTACGACGGAAATATCACTTCAATTCACTCCATCGCTCCTTTCCATAGTTCATTCCCACTGGGATGCTAAGTGTCCTAGTCTTACCATCTGGACCACGCACAGGGGTAGAGTTTCCCATAATTTCGAGGACTCTATTAGGCACCCATGTAGCTTCTTGTTTGTATTGGTAAGGGATAGAATCATGTATTTGCGCCTTAATCCTAAAGAAGCCACGCAAGCTACCGTATATACTCTCCCTCCAAAGTTGATAGAACTTCCTGTTAATGATGCCCACACTGAGGTTTTGAGGCCCGTGTGCCACAGCTGCGTTAAAGTAATGACGGTTGTTTTTGACATCGCCAAAGAAGTGTCGTGTCCAACCAAGAGGAGATACCAACTTCTTCGTGAGTTCAATTTCCTTAATGACTGCGGCATACCAGTCTCCTTTAACTTTAGGATAGGTGCGTGACCAAGTATCAAGACAATGCTGACACGCATCTTTCAAACTCATTCTGGCAGGAAGCTTTAGCAGAGCCTTCATCATTGCAGCTGCTTTCGGCCCCATAGTATCTAGCATCACGCCGCCAGTCATGTTGTAATTGGCGCCGTGATTAGTTCGTTTAGCAGGCTCATCACGAATCTGCTTGGCTTCAGGAGTCTTACACTTCTTTAACTTTTCGTCCCAGAGATCCTCGTATTTGAAACCAAAGAAAAGTTGGGCATTCCAACAGTGAAAGTCTTTCCCGCTTTCGACCACTGCGATGCCTTTTTCTTCCCCGGCCAAGTAAAACGTACAGCGGCTTTCAGATTGCTCAAAATCAGGTTCACCGAGTAACCATCCTGCATCTGCAACAAGATACTGTTTAACTTCTTTTCCACGAGGAATGTTTTGGATTTGGTATCCGTACCAAAAACTGCTCTCAGTGCTCGCCAATCTTCCAGTGTCAGTACCGCCAGGGTTAAGTCTATAGAACAAACGCCATTGCGATTCCGAGAACTTCCAAAACTTTGAATCCTCAAAGTAGGTGCTGACGAGTTTTGCAGCTTTTTTGTATCCACGAATATCTCCAATGATTCTAGCATTGAGAGGATGGCGGTATTCTGCCTTCTTCATATTAGCTTCATCAGTCTTTGGCAAATCTCCACAACCAAGAATTGTAAACACCTTCTTGTTCTGTTGCCAAGAACCGGGATTGTAGTTTGGCGCCTTAAACATCTTTCTAAGGCCGCCTAATTTTTGTACTACTGTTGTCTCTTGTTTTACTTTTGCTTCCTTAAATGTAGGAGGATCTACTTTCCATCCCTCAAGTTCACAATGAATTGATGGATAGACAAGAGGAAACTCATGGTCAGTATAATTCTTTATTGCCCATGCGGGAAGCTCACTGACCAAACTAAGACAAGAATTGAGAGTAGCCCAACCATCCATCCCATTGTAACGGAAATAGTCTTCAAGGTTTCCGCCCTTTCCATCGTCTTTCCAGTATCTGATTTGTCTGAGAGCAAAAGCTGCCACAAAATCAAGACGCTTTGGAAGCTCAGAGTAATAAGAATGGAAAAGATGCAGAGTATCGTACAACCAATTGCGAACAGGGATGTTGTAGCGAAGAAGGTATATATTGTCATAGGTTCCGCCTTGAAATACTTTTGGATTTGGTAGATCGCAGAATTCTCTTACGACTGCAAGATTAAAGCTTCCTTCAAACGGAATGACAACGGACTTAGTAGTATGCGTAGCTTGATGCCATCCGGTAAATGATATACAAGAGATCCTCCTAATAGGATCGTTTCTAATTGTTTCAATGTCAATTGCAATGAGACGCGAGGATCTAAGAAATGTACGCCAGTATTCCAAATCACTAGGGTCAAACACTTTCCAATCAAATTTTGTTTGTGGAAACCAATCATTTGGTTTAGTGATTTTGCTGATAAATCTAGAAAATATATATGCTCCATAGGGCACGCTCATTATGTGTTCAGGAGGATTAAGAATTACTGTAGGGATAGACTTGATGGAGATTAGACTACCTTGGTAATCATCTAGTGTAAGCGCACCAGTTCCTTCAGGTTTTCTGAAGTCAGATAGTCCATTTAGGGCGCGATCAAGCAGCCCCGCGTTTGCGCACAGTATGCCATCTATGCCATTTGTCTTACACTTTAACTCTAACTCACTAAGGGTACTAGGTGTTCCAGTAACTACAGAGACTTTATGCCCCTGAAGTACCGCCATTCTAGCGAAGCGAGGAAGAGAACTCTGCTGGTCAGGAGTTGTTGATAGTAGCAGGTGCATACGTTTCTTTAGGATGAAACCATCCTTGATCGTACCAGCTACCCCAATCATTATCAAGCTGAGGAATAACTTTATACATTATTCCCGTTTGAGATATTCGTTCAGTAGTACACTTAAATATCTCATGCACAGTAACCTTACCTGTATAAGTTGTCCAAACTTTATCTCCTATCTTAAATCGTAGTTTAGGGTTTAAAACGGAGTTTACCGTCGAGTGAAGTTCGCTCATCGCTGGCATTTTCAATTTCTCCAGTGGGGTTGTCAGGAAGGGCATCTATTTCTTCATTAAAAATATCAACTGGTTTTCTTTTTCTTGGTGGTCCTTTGTACTCGTAATCGCTTAGTTGCGGCTTCCCTGTTTTCGGATTCGGCATTTTGTTTGCTCCTAAATAAACTGCTAAATGCACGACGCTTAGCTATTTGCTGTGCTAGCGCCCAGTTAATATCTTCTTTTATATCTCGCAAAACTCTAGTTGGTAAAGAATCTATTCATGTTTCTGAAAGATTTTTTATTCCATACATATACTTTGTCTTGTTAATGACCACCATAGGATTTGCATTACCGGGCAAATCTTTTATGGACATTAAGAAAACATCTGCCGCCCTGCTTTCTTTTTTCGAGGCCATAGATTTATTTCGTGCGTATTTGTAAAGCTCTGTAATGCAGGGCATTCTTGGGGCCGCTCTGTTCCTGTAACAACCTCGCATCCTGCACCTGAGTTAAGGCCGCATTTAACGCATTCTCTACTTCCTCTAAAGTAAACCCCTTCACAGTATTGCTGAAAATTACATTTACCGCCACCGAATCTGTGTGGGAATAAATAAACGCCGCATCTACACACAATTTCCCTTGCACGTTGCTTCCTCCGCCAGTTAGGAATAACCCTGCGCCGAGGAACTCGTAATACCCCGGCGCAGGATTCCATCACTACTCCATTACACCTTACAGGGGCGTAATGTCTTGCAGGTTCGGATACCTACGCTGCTCATCAAAAGGTTTTTCACGGTCTTCTTTGTGAATCCTGTGCTTAAGAACAGCAGCGATCTTAACGTTTTGGCACTTCTCAATCGCTTCGCCAACGCTCTTGTAGCCAAGTGCTTTAGCGATAGGCAGCACAAACTCTTTAAAGCTTGCTTGGCCCCACTCGTTTTCCATGTTGAACAGAGCGGAAAATTTGCTCCCTGCTTCAACAGGCTGATCTTTCGTAGCGTCTGCCAGCTCAAGAGTTTGGTCAACAACGAGAGTTGCTTCCACGTTCTTTTTCTCACTGACAGTCTTGCGTGCCAAAGAAACTACAAACTGATAATGGCCTTTTGGCGGCAGTTCAAACTTCGGCATATCCGCAAGATCATCAATGCTTGCGTCCATCAGATCGTCGATGGGGATTACTCTCATTTCGTCTGACATGGTAGTTAATTCCTTAGATAGTTAGATAGATAGTTCAGTTAGTTCAGTTAGTTCGATTGAACCGTTTGTTGGATTGCTAATCCGGCAACTTAGCTTTTTCATCCTCCATAGCAATGAATAAAATTAAATATGCAATGAGATCGTGAGCACGCCCTACCATTGGTTCCGCGCGAACACGCTCCTCTCCATGTGCAATATCTTTAATATATTGCATAATAGAATCCCAATGTTTTCCTGCGTATACTCCCCAAATTACTTCTGCAGGAACTCCAAGAGCCAGAGCATTACGGCGAAAATTAGCAAGTCTATCAGTATCTCCTGCATATTCGCCTCCTTTTACTCGAAGTTGATTAGTTACATCAGTAAAAACTTTAACCATCAACTTATCAAATACTTCATGAAGATACTTATTACGTAGATTTAGTTGGCTCATCTTGCTTCCTCTCAAATAGTTTGACGATAGCTTCGTTTGGGGGGAGAGGCTGGCCTTTAGCATCCAGAACTTCCTCAATGTTCTTCTCCAATCTCGATCCAGTTTGTACGCGGGAGTCGTAGGTAGTCGAGGAGAATGCACGATGCCTCCGATTAATTATGTCAACGTGGATAAGCATATCGAAGTAGCGCCCAAAATTTCTGCTAAAGTTTCTACTTCCAGCCGCAGGGAATATCATTTCCACGTTGTCTGAAGGTTGATTCTCCCCCTTACCTGGAGCGTGTCCAGTATCTTTAGTTCTCTCTGTCATGACCTCATGGCTAATAACAGCACAATTGAAGTTTCCAGCTTGAATAGTCGAAAAGATACGATCAAGCATGAAAGAGACAGCCATAGGATACTTGAAATCTTTGCCACCAGTATCTTTATCTAGAACAAATTTCTCTGGAGTATCTGCGCTGGCGAAGATGAACTTAAGTACGGCAGCATTTGCATCACTTGTAAGTTGAGTAATAGAGTCAATCACAAGCCAATCATTTTGTGTAAATTTTTGAAGGCAAATTGGTGTTACTACTACATTTGGGTCTTTAGAACAAACAACGCAATCTACCTTTCCATGATTCCAGCAGATTTTGCATTCGTTACCTTTGATAACTTTTAGCAATGTCTCAATCCCCATAGGGATTGCTTGCATTGATGGAATACGAAAGATTTCAATATTCTTCCAGTATTCCTTTGGGAGCAATGCAGGATTCATTGCTGATTTAATTCCATCTTCGAGATCAAACCACCACAGCTTCCCAATCTTTGCTAGTTGAGAAACGAGAATAGTTTTTCCTACTTTGGCGCGACCAAACACACATATTTTGTGTGTCTTTTTCTGCTCGTAATGTTCAAGGTTCATTACTCTATCCTTACTATATGAAGTCCAGTTTTAGATTGAATACTACGAAGTTTTATATTCCAATTTGAATTTGCATTTGTTAACTGTCGTTGAATTCGTGCGTATGATACCTTACTAAATCTAAAGGGCCAGTATAGATGATCGTCTATACCTAATTGCTCAATTAATTTCTGGAGAACTGGATCTGCTGCTTTTCTAGACATTGCTAGATTCTCGCATTACAGCAGTAGCCAATTCACTTAGTTTGAAAGAGAAGTCCATTGCCTCCGGCATCTCATGTACTACAGGATTAAAGATTAGAAAATCATTGCGCTGCATGGCTTTCATGTCACACATACCATAATGAGCACATCTGGAGGAAAAAGACCAACAACTATTTCCATTTTTTGGAAAGAATTGAAGTTTTCTGAAAGTTCCGATAGTTGCGTGATCCAGAAGTCTAGATTGTAGCCACTCAAGTCGTTGAGTTCTATTTTTCTTGAATACAAAGGGGTTCCAAGTACGTTGCGTACTAGAATATGCAAGGTAGAGAACCTCGTAAGTTTGCCCCAGTTCTTCAGACTCTGCAATTCTGTCAACGATGAGAGAATATCCGAGGGCTTGCCCAGAATTGCCATATTGGGCTTCGTCGATAGATCGTATCGCGGTGGTTTTGAATTCAAGAACCATAAGTCGTCTTGTGAGTTTGTGTCTAAGAACAATGTCAATGTGGCCTGCATGATAGTATCCATTCTCAAAATCAATCCAGAAGGTTAACTCACTAGCAGGTTTACCGTTAAAGAATGCTATTTCCCATTCAGCAGCGTAACCTGCTTCCCAAAACTGTATAAATTTTTCAACTGCAAGTGTAGCAAGTACAGAGTTTTTACCTTTTTTAGGGGCATCAGCATCGAGGTCTATATTCCACGCGAGCAACGATGCCAAGAGTGCCTGAGATTTAGAGCTAGTAGCCAAGTATGCTTGAACTCCAGCTCCAACAGAATGACCGAAGACAAAATCTATATTGAAGATTCCTTCGGGAGTTTGATGTGAAGGAGATTTCGATACTTGGAACATCCGGGCGCATTTGTGCAGCACATCAGATTGGGAATTAGATGTTACGTTGATGTAGATGTAAGCATCACGATAGTTTTTCTTGCTTGTTTTAGATGCTTGAATAGCAGCAAAGTTTGGAGACGAGTCAATAGCTCCAATCTCTGACGTTGATTCTCCATTCTCAAGTCCTAGCTCAGATTCTAGGAAGTCGTCAGCTGAGAGCGCCATTTTTTTAACCAAAGAAATTCTTGTGCAATGAAAACTTCACACCAACGATGGGATATGTGGAGAAATTTTATAAACTCCTGTATTTCGTATCCACCTATGGTTTGTTCTGAATATGTCTTTTTGCAGATGGGACAACCTTCGCGCAATCTACCAGACATTGTTTGTCCAAATGGGCCGTAAGTATTCAGGCAAGTCATACAGATATCTGGTGCAGACGTAGCAGGACAGTGATCTAGAAGTTTAAGATCACGTTGATCTTCTGGAGGAAGAAGAAAGGATGCCCATAGTTTTGCATTCTTCATATAATCTATATACATAAAATGCTTGTGAGACAAGTATCCACGAAAGAAGAGGCGTATTGCTGCCTCGTGGCTAGAGATCATCAGCGGTAACTCCGCCTTTAATCTTAGTACTGCTCTTAGTCTTAGTTGTTTCCGCAGCAAGAAGCACACCTAACTTCTTTTGCTGTCCTTCAAGAATCACACTAATTTGATCTTCAGTAAGTAAGTGACTGAGTTCTTCAAACTGAATGAGATATTTGTGTATCTCCTTTAGATGCACAGGCATCATAGGATCAGCAGTAAGGAGAGACTTCTCCAAAGCATCAAGCTTAGGAAGAAGTTCTAGGAGTTTTGGATGAGTAGAAAGTACAGGAGTTTCACTCATTTGTTCACCACCTCGCTGTCATCCGGCAGGGTGGCGGCGTAGGCGCAGATGGCTTCAACGCAATACGCAGGATCGCCTCCTGCTATTTGACTTGCGATCTCCGCGCACTTCTCCGCCACCGCCCGAGCGTTCGCTGGTGTGGCAGAAAGTGCCTTACATAAGTCACAATTATGTTTTGCATAATATGAATTATTTCCTTGATGTTCTTTACAGTAATGCATACCTAACAATGCTTCACTCATGGATTTACTTCTCCTCTTCTTTTCCTCAGCTCTCGCAGGAATGTACCACAAACTAGATCACAAAACTTCTCATCATTCTCTACAACTACAGATATGCTGAGAATGCTATCTAGTTTGCTATTCATGAACTCAATAAACATAGACATATCAAATGCCATAGCCCATTGGCAGCGAGGATCGACCCATAGATCAGGCCAATGCAGCATGAGTTCTTTCCTGAGTTCATTAAAAGACTCAGGAAACATGAAAATTTTGTCAGGATCAAGAGGCACAAGTTACTCGTCAGACCCAGAAAGCTGTTTGATGTGAGCTTGTTCAATTACTTGTGCAGTAAGTTCAGTTGCAACTTCTTTAGAAATAGTAACAATACTGTCTGCACAAATTTTCAAAATTTCTTGAATGTGTTTATCTGTAAGAATGAGGGAAACTTCTCCAGCAGGATTTGTAAATTTAATGCTACCAGCCATTCTACCTTCGTTTGGCCCCCAGTGTTTACGTTCAATTTCAAGTTTTTCAAGGATCATAAATTCTCCGCTCTGTCAAAGCTTACGAGTTTGAATTCTACTTCGCCTTTGTCCCTGCGCCGAACTATCTCTAGTTTCCCGTATGCCGGAAGTTCAAGTGCTCGGCGTGGTGCTACTTCTCTAGCTTTCTCTTTCTTTACAGCTTGAACAAGTGTAGTCATCTTTTCAGGACGACACTTGATAAGCACCTTACGATGCTTCTTGATGGCTGACCAGATAGATGCATAGCGTCTAGCCATGTCTACCTACTCGCCACCAAAATTTAATGTTTGACCACCAATTTTGCCAATAATAAGGCATACAATCT